CATAAGTTATAGTAGAATAACGAGCATCTGAGGCTACCTTACTGTAGTGATCTGCAAGTAAAAACGTACCAAAGGAATGTATAAAGACTACGTCATCAAGAACTGCAGCAATACCTAAGACAACGCTGGTGCCATTAGTTGCTGTGTAATCTGATGTAGCCAGTAGTCCACCGTTAAGGTATACCTGTAGATAAGTAATATCATAGGTAGCTGCAAAGGTAGTCTGACCTGCTGTTGCAATGTGTTGCACAGAGTTTTGTACACCATTGACTGATGAACCAGCATTAACCCAGTTAGTGCCATTGTACACTTTCATTATGTTGTTAGTTGTATCAAACCATAGGTCACCAGTATCGGAAGAACCGGGCTGTGATGCTTGGGATACATACTGACCTGTAAAGGTTGCAAGAGATGCTGCTGCATTACTTGCACTTGTGCTTGCTTCAGATGCTTTAGTCGTAGCTGTGGCTGCTGAGGCTGTAGTTGAAATCCTGTCCAGACCTGTCTGAACTTTATCAGCTTCAGCTAACACTACGTCTGCATGTGTTAACACTACGTCTGCGTTGGTTGACACTTTATCAGCTGCAGTAGCAATCCGATCAAGGCCTGTTTGTACTTTGTCTGCTTCTGCCAAAACAACGTCAGCGTTGGTAAGTACAACATCAGCATTAGTAGCAGTCTTATCGTTACCTGTGGCTACTCTGTCCAGACCTGTCTGAACTTTGTCAGCTTCAGTAAGGACTACATCTGCATTGGTGAGAACCACATCAGCGTTAGTTGCTACTTTATCTGCTGCTGTGGCTATCCTGTCAAGAGCTGTCTGAACTCTATCTGCCTCTGCCAATACCACATCGGCATGGGTCAGTACAACATCAGCGTTGGTGGCAACCAGATCTAAACCAGTTTGTACTTTATCTGCCTCTGCTAACACTACGTCAGCATGAGTTAAGACAACATCTGCATGGGTAAGTACAACATCTGCATTGGTTAATACAACATCTGCATTAGTCAGTACAACATCAGCATCCGCTGAATTCTTAGAAGCTAGTGCATTTGTTGCTGCAAGCTCTGCTGCTATCTTAGCTAGTATGGCAGCGTTGGCTGCAGTAAGAGCTGTTGACAATTCACCTGTAGCTTCGTTGTTAAAAGAACCACCTTCAGATGGGTTTGAAACCAGTGAACCTGATCCCGTTGAATAATTAATTGCCATCTAGTAAACTCCTTATAGTAGTTCAGACACTTCATAAGTGACTGAGTTAGAAGCTCCTAAGACTCTACGTCTTTTCTCTTCCCTGTTTAGTTCTTCAATACCTGCCATTTGTTTCTGGAGGTACTTCATAGATTGATCATCGCTACCTAGGTATTCATGAGCATGATGTAACGCACCCCATAGGAGCATACGTTCATTGTCATCTCGTAACCAGTTATATACTTCATTACCAATGTAATATACGCCAGAGATCTCAACAGCACCTGCAACTCCTGAGGAGGATACGGTGGTGTTACCAGAGTCTATGTTAGCTTGGTTAACTACATAAGTGGCATCCATATCAAACAACCTACGGTAGTAGTGCAGTTCATATAGGTCACCCACGGAAGCCGCAGGGTAGAACTCTAAGTTGTTACCCTTTCGAGTAAATGATCCACTGCTTTTAGTTGTATACTTATCTGTAAAAGACTTTAGGTCTAGTTTATTATCAAACACTAGTGAGTTACCTGCAGAGTCTGTAACTCTAAACATAATAATCTCAGTCATATCAGGTGGAAGCTGCAAGGTAGTATCACCTGCAGTTGTTACTACTGGATATACGTATGTATTCTCCAAAGGCGGTATGCGTAATTCTCTGTAACAAAGATCTGCAGAGTAGTCTATGAAATCAGCTACGAGTGAATCGGTAAGTATTGTACTATCTCTGTTTGCCCAATCACGAACTTTCGAGACTAGTGCATCATACTTTGGAGTTGACATTTATTGTATCCTCTTTTATGGTTATCTGCGAGAGTGACCATGTGTAAGTAGGTCAGGGTACTCGGAGATTATAATGCTTTTAAGTTTATTAACTTGTTGTTTGTCACTCATAAAGTCAGTAGCATGTATATCTATCTGGTACTTTGTAAGGATATCTATAGCAACAATATCTGGTATTATTGCGAATGAGCGGTACTTACTACCAGCTTCACTTTTTCTTTCGTAAAGGTCTCTTGACTCTTTAGCGTACTCTCGGTATGCACTAATGTCTTGGTTCAAAGAAAATCTACTTTGATCCATATTAACATTAAAGCTATGTTTGTTATTGTCTTGGGATTTAAAAGCCACGACAGTGTCCTCCTTAAAAAATAAGGGGTCCCTTTGGAGGACCCCCTTTGTAGCTAGTTGGGGTTAACCAGCTAAACCAACGATCAATCCACAACCCTTAGGGTTACGAACTTCTAAAGTACATTCTTCAACAATCTGACCAATAGTAGAGTCACCTGCTTGACCTACTTCTGTCTCATGCAAAGGACGCAAAGTAGCAATGTTGTACCACTGTGGATCGTATACAAGACATGAGTAGTCTTTAGAGTTTGAAGTACCAGCGTTAGAATCAGTGTCGTGATCTAGGCCCATAATGTAGTTAGGTACAATACGGATAGCACCGAAGTCGGAATCATACATCTCAACAGACTGACGAAGCTTACCGCTGTCATCAATGTTACGTTGTACGTTGCTGTCAGCAGCTTGTGCTTTAGCAGAGAACTTACGCTTGTTAGCTGGAGAGCACATCATGGTAGTGGCTTTACCACCTTCCTGATAGATGCTTTGCATGATATCATCAACATCACTTAACTCAAGAGCAGCCAAGTTAGCATCAGCAGAACCACGGGCAATAACGCCTACAGTGCCGATACCAGTAGATGAAGGTGCAGTGTAACCACCAGCAGCACCAGCGACAACTACGTTGACGTTAGTGAATGCCTGATAGCCACCCATAGTACGAGTGCCAGAACCGTTAGAAGGGTTCCAGCTGTGTACTAAGTCATGCTCAACGTCACGACGAAGTTCAGTACCACGCTTCTTCAACTGATAAGCATACTCGTCTGCAACGCCAGCTTGATCAACTGCTCGCTTAGAACCAGATACTTCAACAGTCTTAGAGTTGATCTGAGTGTAGTTACCCAAACGAGTGCGTAGTGGTTCTGCAACCTGTGCACCGTCTACAGTAGCAAAGCTTGATCCTTCAGCTACCGCATTCGCTCCGGGAGAAGCTAATTCATCTGTTTGCCATTCGTGAAGAATGCCTTTAGATTTTGTTTTGCCAACTGAGGCATAGAATGGACTTTCGTCACGTGTGATCATACTGATGAAGTTCGATAGATCTTCACGTTCTGATACGTTCATAGCGTTAGTGCCAGCAGCAGCCTTAGGGCCACCTGTTGTAAAATTACGTCCTGCCATTTTAAATATTCCTTATAAATAGAAAGTAAAAAGTTAAGGATTAGCGGAACTTGGATAGGTTCTTGAGGAAGTCTAATTGATCACTTGCGGTACCTTCTCCTGTGAGAACTTTGTTACGAACTGAAGAGTCTGCTTTTGCTTGCTTTGACGAACGGCTCATGCCTTTCTTAATTGGTGCTGACTTAGCTTTGGGCATTGCCTTACGCTTAACAGCTCCTTTAGATACCTTTAGCTTTAGCTTTCGGTAATCGTCAATAAACTTAACAACTTTTGCATCGTTTACAAAAGACATTAGCTCTGGTGGTATACCTTCGTCTAATGCAAATTGATTGATAGCATCTGCGTCATCAATGAATGATGGTACAAGTGTAGCAATATCCTCGTTAAACTTAGCTGCAATTATTTCTTGCTGTTGCGTATACTCTAATTGCTGTTTCTCTTGGATTGCTTGTGCAACACCTTCACGTTTCTTTCGAGCGTTCCAGTATTCATCTTGTGCAGTTTCACGTTGATCTTTTAGTTCTGATAGTTCATAAGTGTTGCCTTCTTTACGGGCTTCCTTAATCTTATCATCAAAGCTATGGTACTCAGCTGCAAGTTTATTTTCTTCACCTTGAAGTTGTTCTTGCAATAGTGTAGCCATACCTGTTAGTTCTTGGAGTTTAGTACTTTGATCGGTCTCAAACTCTTTCCGTTGTTCACTAATCTTGTTTCCCTTTTTAGACAAGCTTTGATCTGTCGCATAACCTTTACGGAGTTCTTCAAGAGAAAGGTGTTGAACCTCTCCATCGATCTTAACTGGTACTTTATAGTCCCAATCAATATCCTCTTCGGTCAGTAAGTCAGTGTCTTGGGTAGATTCCTCATCATCCTCTTCACCTTCTTCTTCATTTGAAGTGTCATCTTCTTGATCTAGTGTATCGTCTTCCTCTGTATCGTCTTCAGTGGGAACTTCATCTACAGAATCTTCCGGGTCACCTTCTACAGAATCTTCTGGTAGATCATCCTCGATACCAAGATGTTTAGCCATAGGCCCCATCGGTACTGGAATGTCATCAAAATTCTGTGGTTGTTGACCAGCATTGAAATCAGAGTCATCTCCTGTGGAGGTAGACGCTGGAATGTTTTCTTTGCTCATAATTTATTATCCCTGTTAGTCCTCGTTATTTGGCTTTCTTCTTAACTGCAACAACAGGCACTACCTTAGTGTCTGGATGTTCCTGAATAAGAGCCTTTACATCTTTGAGTGCACTTGACATAGCCTGTAGGGTGTTGGCATGTAGTCTGCTTTTCTCGTTACCTTTACCGATCTCTCGTATCAAAGATACCTGTGATCTGTGTAAATCTAGTTCTGCTCGTTGGAGTTCTTCTAGCGAATTAGTTGGAATCATTATCTTGTTCCTCATCATCTAAGTTTGGGTTATCAATAAACTCTGCATTAAACCCGTAGGTCTCAATGCTGATTAATCGTTCTTTAACTGAGCCTAAGCCCATTGCTACGTGGTATAAATACTCTCGCTCTTTAGTACAGTGAGCTTCAGTGCTTAACCATTTTAAAAACAAATCTGAAAGGATCTCTCCGTAAGCTTCGGTGAAGAACTCATCCCTTTCTTTCTTAGAAAAGGTAGCTCTTGCCAAAGCATTCCTAGCATCCCCGAAAGGACTAGGACGATATGTGCCATCAGATTGAAGTTGGGACTTGACCTTCTTGTCAATGCCATCCTTATATTTCTTCATTAGATTATCTCTTGTTTAATAGGTGGGGGTCATGGGTTTAAATCTGAGACCCCCGGCAGATTAGATACAGGATCACCCCCTATCCTAGTACTCCAGAAGGACCCATTGGTTGGGGTTCTTGCGGTGCATTTAGGTTGGATGCATCTGATGCTCCAGCGGTTGTAACCATGACATCAGTCACAAGTCCTTGTGCTTTTGCATACAATACATCAATGTTAGTTTTAGTTGGCATGGGTTGCTGTTCCTTTCCAGCTTCTAAGGCTAACTTGGACCATTCTTGTTCTGACTTATCTAATGCAACCATAAGCTGCTTAAGATTATCCTGAATGGCATTCTGGGCTTGTACGTTTGTGTAGTCAATGTTAGCTTGTTGTAAATCTACTGCTAACTTCTGTGTCAACTCTTCAAGCTTTGCGGCTTTTGCCTTAGCTTCCTGATCTTTCTTTTGACCTTCTTCTGCCTTGGCCTTAAACTCATCTGTATTTATATCTATAAGATAATCTAGAGGGTCTAAACCTAAAGCATCAAACGCTTGCACTGCAATAGTCGAAGCTGCAGTTGGAGCTACAACAGCACCTGCACCAGCGTCCCTAAGGGCTGGGAGGATTTGTTGACCTATCATTTGTAACTTCTGTAACTGGGTCTGGTTACTGGCATCACCAACATCTGCTTCTACAGACATATACTCGATTCCGGGTAAATCATCTATTAACACATCGAGATATCGTTGATTTCCAGTGTAGTCTCCTACAGACCCACCACGCATTTCTTTTCGCATTGTTAAGTAGATACCTTCAAGGAGTTCCCGTCCACCAGTTTCCATGAATCTACGAGCGATAAATTGTATACGTAGTTGTGCAGCTGACTGCACCTGTGATACTTTCGCTTCTGAGTTACCAGACACATAGAGAGCATCATTAAGACCTTGGGCTGCTTTAGACAGACCAGTGGCTTGTTCTTTATGACCTTGTAAGAACTGTAACAAGGGTACTGTACCTGTGGAGATCTGCTCTGGTGGCAAGGAAGCCACGGCTCCCTGAGGGTTACCGTTAGATGCAATGATCTGTTTGGGTTTCATATTCTGTAATGCAGAGAAGTCAACTACGTTTGGATCTGCAATCTTTGGTGCATAGTTAGTTAAGTATGTATTCTCAACAAACCCACGTAAGATAGCTGTGGATGCCAGTGTAGATGGTCTGACCATGTCTGACATAGACAAACCTTCAAGTTCAAATGGAATCTCGAAAGGTGTGAATGTAGCTACTTGGATATGATCTGAGTCTTCTTCTTCTAGTATAGTGTCGCCTACACGTACAATATACTTTAGTTCAGCGATACCATCACCGTCACGATCCACGTATACCCAACAGCGGAGTACTACAGCAGACTCTGTGGCTTCCAGTTGACTGTCATCACCTGAACCTAATAACAAAGTTGTACCGATAGCTTGCTTACGTGCAAGTGAGTCTGTGTTTAGTTCAGTTGCGTAGTTAATACTTGAATCTACAGTTGCCCAGTTAACATTTACAGCCTGTTCAGGCCAACGTTCTCTGATCTCGGACCTTGTCATTTCTTCTTCAAAACCTACAAAGGATGCATCGTGTACACCTGTGGCCCCTCTACCGACTCTTAGAGACTCAGGTGGTACTGCCGATACAATAACTTTGTTGGTAACTTTTGTACGTTTAAGGCGTACATCAAGGTAGTTACCTGTTTGTTCATCTAAATAGATATCACCAGTTGTGGTGATCTCTGGGTCTGACAGGAGTACATCTAGTGCAGTACTGTCAATTGTCTCGTACTCTTCAAAGGATATAGTTTCATCCGATGCATATTCCCATGTAACTGCTGATAGCTTCCACATAAGGGCTGACTTAAGCCATGTGTTTAGTACAGACCAACCACGGTTCTTAGAGAACAAGCAGTGGTTTAATAGCTCTGAAGCTGCAGTAGCTTTATGGTATGCCAGAGGTGTACGGTCATACGCTTTAAACTTAGCTAGTTTGTTATTGTCAAACAACAGTTCAGACAGAACTGCAGTGTAACCTTCAATTGCTTCTACGGTATCTGATGATACTATACGGGACACACCTTGTGGCTTTAGGTGTCCCTCAGGTATCATTGCGTATTCATAGGTTGACTTCTGACGTTCATCAGATAGCTCTGAGGTGTCTAAGAAACTGGCACTTGATTGCGCCAACTTGTAATCTAGAAGAGTGTTTAACTCCTCATCAGATACTTGAACTTTGTATCCATCTTCATTGTTGTAACTTGCCATCTATGACACCTCTTATATGTGGGCATATACGCCCTACAAATCAATCTTTAAAATTAGGTGGTTTCATTACTTACCTTTCCCGATACGCGAAGAAACCATAACAAACGTCTTTCATAGTGGAGGACTATGGGAAATACTTAAAGCCATTGAGTGTTGTCAACTACAAATGATTGGTTCTTAAAAGAAACCCTTGTTGTTGACAGCCTTTCTCCGTGAGTACGAAGAACCTCTAAGGCTATTGCTGTTGCTATTACTGTGTCATCATGACAACCTGAGATAGCATTTGTTTTGCCACTGGCATCAGCCACATAGTTCATACACTCTTGTATGATAATGGGGGACGATAGAGCTATGTCATCATTCTCTATTGCGTTCTTAAGATGCCCTATGATCATTGGCTTAGTAGCTTGGGTAGTCCTCCAACCCAGACGAGTACCTTCCTCATTAGATACATTAGCTACTTTAGTTTGATGGTATAAGTTCACGTAATCCATTTGTTTTAATCGGTTTAGTGTTGCTATACCTAAGGAATTAGATTCCACTGCAAGCAAAGAGTTGTTATAGTATCTACCTAAATAGAATAATAGATCACCATATTGAGTGGGGTCTATCTTGTTATTACGGTAGACAGCACATACTTCCCTGTCTGCATTTAATACTACTGCTGCTGAGTAGTCTTGTCCAACACCTAAGGCACAGTCAGCTCCGATGATGAAGTTACTGTCAAACTTAGGGTACTTAAAGATCTCCAGATTACCTTCTCTGTGATCGTCAAACATACATGATTCAATACTAAAGTTTTGTTTCTTAACACATGGTATAGTTTTTGTATTCATTAACTTACCAGTGTCAAACACATTAGACCCTGAAACTATAAATGCTTCATTAGCTGTAGACGGGTACTCTTGTTTAAACTTATCTACACCCCCTTCGGCTATCTTAAGACGCCTCCAGTATAACTGTTCAATATCCAAACCGTGTAAGGTTTGTAGTTCTTCCTCTGCTTCTGTGATAGTCTCTGAGAATATCTCAGGTTCTAGTACAAAGCGTCTGTACTCTGGCATAAGGAACCAAGGCACAAAGATAGGTATGTACTCGTTTTCACCAGCAACTGCACCCTTCCATAGCCTGTGGAACTCGTTGCCTACGCCATTAGCAGTTGACTCTAAGATTACCTCTGTGCCATCAGCTTGTGAGATACCTTGGAATAAGCCAGCAAGTATCTTTGCATCATGAGTCCAAAAAGCAACCTCAGATAGGTGAGCAATAGTTGGTGTGGTTCCACGACCAGCCTCGGGGGAACCTGCTGTGTACAGACGGTAACCTGAGTCATTATGTTCAAACCCTATCTCCTTTGAGTTAGACTTCTTGAGTATAGGTGTGAACTCAGGTTTCATATTCTGGATTATGTTCCGGGACATGGCAAAGAGTGCATCAGATGTTGCAGAGTCATGAGCCATAACTACTGATTTATTAAACGGTGTAAGGTACGACTTCCAGTACACACGTCCACAAGAGTAGGTAGATAACCCCATCTGCCTTGCTTTGAGTATAATAGCTCGTACTTTGCCTGTTTCTTTCAGTTGTTTCTCTATTGCATTATCTACAATCTGCTGTGCTGCATTGAATTCTAAGGGTATAAATCCTTTAGATGCATCTTTTGGTAATATACGGATCTGTTCTTTGGCAAACTCTTGAAAGGACCCCTCGTATCTTGAGAGATCCTTACGTTTCTTAGCTTCTACTGCTAAAGCCAGCTTCTGTCTATTCGTCATAGACGAACTTTTATTGTTTATTTCAGTTTCCAAAGGGAGTCCTCCAAGACTACGTTTAGGTAACCCCCGGCATAGAGGTTTTTAAGCAATACAAAATAAATAAAAGAGTAGTTACCTCATAGTACTTCTAAGGAACCTATAGTACCTATAGTATCCCTAAGTAACCTACTAGTATATAAGAAGGTATAGCAGTAGTAGTTGACCTTAGGGACTCCTTAAGAACCCTTAAGACATCCTTACTACTCTTTGAGGGGGTATCTGACCACTATATCCCATATATATGAGATAAAGGTACAGTGATGTAGTTACTCAGAGACCCCCTCGTATCTCTTAAGGTAGTACCTTACCGTGTCCAGTATGTACTACCCTAACTACTTCACTATTGTTCCTATAAGGTACTTAAAAGATTATCCTATGAGAAAACCCTTAGTGTTCCTATAAGGTACTTAAAAGATTACACATTGATTTATTAGGATCCTATAAGTTTCCTTAGGGGATACACGGGTAAGTCCCTATATATCAAGGTACCCTTCATACTTCAGGGACCCCCCTTGATATCCCTCAGAACTCCCCAAGAATCCCTAAGAATCCTTTAGTAATCACCTAGAACTACAGAAGGGTCAGCTGTTCTCTTGTAGTCCCGAGGGGTACCGGGGGATAGCCCAAAGAACTCCCAAAGAAGTACATATATACCCATACATACACAATGTAATCCATCACTACCAGCAATACTAATGTAGTACTAATGTAATACTAATGTAATACTAATGTAATACTAATGTAGTCCTTAGGAAGTAGCCGCAACGCTGTTCAATATAACTATGTAATCAGACATGTCTCACTGCGTGAGCCAGAGCTGTCTGACTTGGTTTACACTAAAGACATTAACTAACTGTATAATCAGACATGTCTCACTGCGTGAGCCAAAGCTGTCTGACTTAGTTCATACTAAAGACATTGACTAACTGTATACTCAGACATGTCTCACTTCGTGAGCCAAAGCTGTCTGACTTGGTTTACACTAAAGACATTGACTAACTGTATACTCAGACATGTCTCACTTCGTGAGCCAAAGCTGTCTGACTTAGTTTACACTAAAGACATTAACTAACTGTATACTCAGACATGTCTCACTTCGTGAGCCAGAGCTGTCTGGTTTAGTATTGACTTGGAGCCTTTGGCTCCTCTAAGGTACTAATTTCAGTACCACCAACTCATCCAAGAGGATTAGCCCATGAGTCGTGCAATTCCAGTCCAAATCTCCACAGGACTTAAAAACCGTGGTTCGATATACATTCAAATAAAAAACGGTAACGTGTACCGTTTGGTAAGGAATGTAGCTCCATTCAAAGCACAGGTAGTCATGAACAAAATCATGGCTGAAAGGTCAGTGGCACTAAAGCACTGGACTCGAGTGCGTTGACCACCACAGGACCCTTACGGGTCCTTTTCTTTTTATACTCATCTAAGGCCTTACGGCCAGAGCCTTCGGCTCCTTTTGGGTATTTGTTCCAGTTCAGATACCCCTCACAGAGCTTGGTAAGACTCTGAAACGAGGAAGATTACCACACTTATCCTTCTGGATATACCCGTGCCCCCAAAAGGCGTTGGATAAGTGTAAGTTGGTCTATAGACTCGCTTAGTGCACGTTACGCACCACTACCGCAGGATATCGAGGTTGGTACCTCCTGCCCAAAGGAATGCAGAGTCCTTGGGTTCGATCTCAGCCAAGTGCCATTGTTATGGTATTATGCCGAGTAATGCACGTTACGCATTGTAGTACCATCAGTACACATACATAAGGTAATATGTAGCAACCTCTAGAAACCTCACTATGAGAGGCCATGAGGTTGCTATAGCAGGAACTGCTGAATGCTCTGGTCAATTAAGGTCAGAGCCTTCGGCTCCTTTTGGGTATTACATAAAACAATACCTACGTGAAGCTGTTGGACTCTCCAACCTCTCACACCAATTTAATTCCACCAAGTGGAAAGGATCATAATTATGTCAGATTTTAAAGTAGTTCGTAACATCACCATCGTTAACACGCGTCTAATAACGCCAGTTACCCGTGATTTTGGAGACCAGTATTCAATCCTTGCAAGTGGTACAAGCTTGCAGGAAGTGGGCATCAAAGCGAATAAGGATGGCAGTGGTTGGATTAACTCCAACGCGTCATACCCAAACGGGGATCGCATCCCCAACATCCCTATGATAGACCGTTCTAAACGTGCTATCACAACTGAGCTTGGTGCTGGAAGTAAAGTAGAGCTAGCTTTTAAAGTGGTTAACACCACTAAAGGAGTATTCTATAACCTTGCTGCTGTTAAAGTTATGAAAATGGTAAAACCATTCAGCGTCCTAGATGTCTTTGACGAAGCAGAAGAGACCACTGAAGAAGATGTTCTCGCTTCAGTACCATTCTAACATAGCACCACACGGAGGCTCCTAACGGAGTCTCCTGCCTTTTTTTTACACACTGTTCAATATACCACTAAAGCTAAGAGGAATTAACCATGTCACATCAAGAAGAGTATCATGATAAGATGGCAGAACGCCAATCAGATGAAGAAACTGTAGATACGCAAATGGATAATCTCATGGAATACGTCTTTGGTGATGTACTGTTCAGAGAGGTGGAGTAATGTTTATACTCTTAGTCTTAATGTTCGCAGTAGATAACCAAGACTTCTTAAAACAAGTAGAAATTAATCAAAGTCAAGGAATGGAGTGGACATATGTTGGGCCGAAAGAACCAACAAATAGTCCGTACATACCTATCGTAAAAGAAGATGGTACTGAAATCATCTTGTTTAAAATGAAGTAATAAAATATCTAACCAAGAGGGAAAACTATGACTACTAAACCAGAACACCTCACAATGGAAGCATACGACAAACGTATTGCATCTAGCGAAGAGTGGATTGCTAACACAGTCAAACTTGAAGGTAGTGAAAACACATACCTACGTATGGACCTAAAGCAGCATCATCTGTATTTCGAGCCAAAATGGTTCGTAATGGGTGTAAACGGTAATCTAGAACTTATAGAGCTAAGTAGACAGCTTGAATTAGAGTGGTCTATTAGTCATGGGACAAGATAATCATGTATATACTTCACCTTATCATAAACAACTGCTGCAAGCACTCAGTGTATGTAGAGGAAAACAACAGATTGGAAGCAATTCCAACTGCTATGCAACACCTCACATTAGAAGCTGGAGGCCAAGGAGCAGAAGTCATTGTCTGCAACTCAGAAAACATGCCACTAAACTATCATACTATCATAGGTTCCGATGAAATACCTATCAAGGATGAGAATCCTTGGCTCTGGATGGCTCTTGGAATCCTTCTATCAGCAATGATACTACCGTGGTATCTCTCATAACCAACTAAGATGCTCTGCCTATACAGATGTACTGTAAGCAATAGGTAGAGTATCACCCTTTTACCAACAAAACCAACAGGATGCACATTATGCGCAGAGTAGATATACTTAAACAACAACTTCAAAGCAGCCGTGGACGTTTCTTCACAGCAACCTACAAAACCAGTGTAGGTCCAATGCTTACTCTTAACTTCAAAATCAATGAAGTAATGTCAATAAAAACTAACCAGATCAAATGTAAGGTGTACATACCTTCTATCATGCGATCTCAAGTTATGATCTTTGATATAGGTAAATCAGGTGACCTACAATACCTTGCAGCAGATCGAAGTAAGATCAGTATGTCAGGTAAAGGGCTACTTTAACCAACAAATCAGGTGCTTAAGAGAATAATCTTTTAAGTACCTTTAGCATATAAACCAATAGGTAAACACAATGCAATTATCAAACTACGGTAACGCAGCACAAGTCATGGGTGTACAGCACACTCAATCATTTCAGATGCAAATGAATGCTAAGATGTTCTCCATCTTAACCGATAAACTGTACCAAAACAAAGAAGGTGCAGTCATCAGGGAACTGTCAGCCAACGCACGTGATGCTCATGTAGCCGCAGGTAAAGCAAACTTACCATTTGACATCACGCTACCATCTTGGGTCTCTAATATCTTTACGATACGAGACTTTGGTACTGGTATCGATCCTGATGAGTTCTATGATATCTACACAAACCTTGGACACTCCACCAAAGACCATGAAGACCTATCAATTGGAGCTTATGGTTTAGGTTCCAAGACTCCATTTGCTATCACTGACCAGTATACAATTCGTAACTTCTGGAATGGCACTGTATACGTCTACACAGCCTTTAAAGACGAAGGTATGCCCACAGTATCCTTAATCGGATCAGAGCTTACAGACGAATGTAATGGTCTTGAAATCACAGTAGATATCACCAAGAATGGCAGCGTTGGTAGCTTTAGGAGAGAATGTGCAAAGCAATTAGCATACTTCGATGTAAAACCTAACGTAAGTGGTTATGATGATTTTGAGTGGGATGATATTCCAGAGTTACATATGGGATATGATATAAAGTCTGGACACTACTACTCAGACATTACTATTGTAATGGGTGGTATTCCTTACACTTCAAGCACTTCAAACTTCCCAGATGATGTCAGGGAATCCCTTAAACGTCTAGAGCTAACACTTGTAGCAAAACTAGGTGAAGTTGATATTCCTCCATCAAGGGAATCATTAGAGTTCACACCTAAAAGTATAAAGTTTGTAACAGATAAGCTTAATGAAATCAAAGATGACTACATTCATGACTTTGCATATAGAGTTGAACAAGCAGCCAATGAGGTAGAGCTTGTACATGTCCTTAAAAACAGAATCACTGAATGGATAGGAATTAAAGACTTTGAAACAAGCCTGTATTCTTACAAGGATGAGATGCTAACAGGTGTCCAACTAATAGACATAACTGACGGTCAAATCAAAGGTATTACTGTAAAAGAAAATAGATCATATTATAAGACACTACGACCAACATACAATGGTGGCAGTGTATCTAATATCCTGAGAGGTATAAACTCAAGATCTTACAATAATAATGATGATATCGGTAAAGTGTACCTAAATGACCTGTCACCTAGAGCTAATAAAGTAATACAAATGCATAAAGATGCTCTTGTCATGAACTCTAGTGTTGTGTTCCCAACAGAAGGTAAGTCAAAGTTGTTTCAAGATGCTGCAAATAAAATAGAAATACGTCTAAAGAATATGGGATTCAATCCAATTAGATTGTCAACCATAATGACTATGCCTGTTGTAGTAAAAAGTGCATCATCAAAAGTCTTCAGTAAGCCTGATCAAGTATTCCTTATTGATCAAAGAGGTGAAGTAATCAAACGGAGTCTTAAAATACTCCCAGATGAAGGCTATTTTACAACAATGTCTAACTGGACTTTGAGGTCTGAGAAATCATACCTTGCATCTCTGACAAGCGTATTAGGTTTAGAAATATATGCCCTTAGATCTTATGCACAAATGGCTGTAGCTAAGTCTGCTGCATATAAAAGTGGTAAGTGGGTCTCGGTCCATAACCTAGAAGATAAACTAATCAAAGGTCTACGTGCTAAACTTAAGAAAGCTAACGATGCTGAAGCTAAATACGATGAAATCAAAAAGGTACTTAACTGTACCCCTTTGTTCAGTAAACAATTTAACGACATCATTAACCATGAAACTAAAGGATACCTATGTAAACTGAAGAAACTATCAAATGCTTGTAATCTAATTCAAGTTGAGTTCGATGAAAGCAGATTAACAATGTCAGAATCATACATGATATCCACAAAAGATATCAAAGTACCAACATCTAAAGCTAAAGTTAACACAAGCGTTATGAAGCTTGCAAAACATGCAGAAGATAACTACGCAGAAACTCTGACAGTTACATTCCATGACAGAAGTTGGGATAAAGAACGAAAGAGTCTCAAGCAAACAATAAACTTAATTGTAGGTAATTTCAAATGAATATAATCACAGATAACTCTGTAACAGTCTTTGATCAACTAAAACCTGTAACAGTAACCTCGTCACATACACTCTTTGAAGAGATCAAAGACTTAGTCTTAGAAGGTTTCTATGACAAAGCACTAGATCTCATTGATAACCGCAGGACTGCCAAACGAGCCATTGCTGATACAAGCTTTGAACTCGTAGGTGACTGCCTATACCTAGATGACTACCGCATACCAGATAACATGGCTGCGCGTATCTTCGACTTGATGAGCAGTTACGCCAGTGTAAAGCCCTTAGAGCTGTTCTTCCGTAACCTGTTAGCAAACCCTTCGTATCGTGCGGTACAGGAGCTATACGGGTTCCTAGAACTATCTAAGCTGCCTATCACAGATGACGGGCACTTCGTTGCATACAAAGCAGTAAACTCAGAGTACCGTGATTGCCACACAGATACTATGGATAACAGCGTAGGTGCACAACCTACTATGCCACGTAACCTAGTAGACGAGGACAAGAACCGTACATGTTCTGCAGGTTTACACTTCGCAGGATATGAGTACGCACGGAACTTTGTACGAAATGATGGTCATCTCATGGCTGTTCGTATCAACCCAAAGGATGTAGTAGCTATCCCTTCAGACTATAACAATATGAAAGGTCGTGCATCGACTTATACTATTGTCAACGAGATCGAAGATAAAGCTGACACACTAACAGACACGCCTCTGTATAAAGGCGACCTTGAAACACAAGCAACACTATCACTATAATCTAAAAGGATATACATACATGAGCGACACAAACTTAGGCACATCTATCTTACGCAACGTAACCTTAAACTACTTAAAGGTAGATCCAGCTAAGCCTGTATCACCTTTTGGCACACTTCAATGGGAAGTTCAAATCGAAGTACCAGAAGACCGAGCTGATGAGATTTCAGAAATGGGTAAGCTACGAACCTTGGAAAACGGGAACGTAGCGGTTAACATCAAGCGTAAAGCTTTAAAACATGACGGTTCTCCTAACTTCCCAGTAGCCCTTGTAGATGCTAAGAAGAATACAATCGAAGTGTTCAACAACATCGGCAATGGTTCCACAGGTAACGTTAAAGTATATCGAAATGAATACGATGTAGCTGGTCGTCAGGGTATCTCAACAAGTCTTAGTGCAATCCAAATCACTAACCTAATTGAGTACACAGGATCAGTAGATTTCGACATTGAAAGTGATGATGCTGTAGCAACACATGATGATTTTTAAATAAATATAAAGGGGCCTGAAAAGGTCCCTTTGTTTTTAAATCAAGTGACAAAGGAATGTACCAGAAGTACCTAAAAGGACCATTGAGACAGGCTCATATGGTATTTATAATACCTACAATAATGATTATATCTTTCATTCTTAATATAATCGACAGGAAGTAACATGATTAAACTCTCTAAAACAAGTAAGATGCCACGTAAATGTAAATCATGGTCATTGGAAGCCTTGAAAACATGCCCCGGAAGTATAAAATCAATCATCAAAGGCATTATAGAACTTGTAGATGCATGTAAAGGTTGTTACGCAACCACAGGTATGTACAATATGCCCAATGTTAAAGCCCCAAGAATACATAACAAAGAAGATTGGAAACGTAAGGATTGGGTTGATAACATGGTAGAAGCAATATTCAATGATGAACTATTTCGATGGTTTGACAGCGGTGATTGCTATGACCTCAGATTAGCTAAGAAGATCAAACAAGTTATTAAAAGAACACCAACAACCAAACACTGGTTCCCAACAAGACAACACAAGTTCCCTAAGTTCACCAAAGTATTAAATGAAATAGCTGAACTTCCAAATGCAGTAGTACGTCTATCCTCAGATTCTATCAATGGTGGAATTATAAAAGGTGATACAACATCAACCATCTGGAGTACAAAGCCACCTAAAGAAGCTTTCGAATGTGGTGCTTACACAAGAGATGGTCAATGTAAAGACTGTAGGGCATGTTGGGATAAATCAGTAAAAGTAGTGGCATACCCCGGTCATGGGGCTAAAATGCTTAAAGTAATCAGAATACAAGGGTAATAAATTATGTTAGAAGCAGTCATGTGTTTGGCCTTAAACCTATACTTTGAGGCAAGAGACCAACCAGTAGTAGGTCAACTAGCAGTCGGTTTTAGTACAATGAACAGGGTCAACGATGAACGTTATCCAGACACTGTATGTGAAGTAGTCAAACAAGCCAAATACCATGCATGGGATATGGAAAACCCCATAAGACACAAATGTCAATATTCTTGGTTTTGTGATGGAATGTCTGACGTACCTACAAACGACAAAGCTATGCTAGAAGCGACCATTCTAGCTGCTAACATTTTCTATGGCAGAGTAACTGATATATCAAATGGAGCAACACACTACCATGCAACCTATGTAAACCCATACTGGGCAGACCATATGACAGTCCTTTTCAGGATAGATGATCATATCTTTTATAGATAAATGACAAAGCCTTGACATCTAGGTTACTCTCTAGATCTTTTAAGTACCTTAAAGAACTTAAATAACTAAGGAGTAACCTAAGATGAAAGAACACGTTAAGTACGTGGAAGGAATTGTAAAACCTGAAAACCTAACAAAGAAACCTAAAATAGCAATCACAGAATCTTCACTTGCAAACCTTAAACCTAAATGGGATAAGGAACATATGAAGATGATGTCAAAGAAAAGCATTGAAAAGCGTAGGTCCAACAAAGAAGCACGTGAAAAGATGAAAGAAACTGTAGAAATACTAAAGTATCTTTCAGATGGTGTAATCAGTGACATGCCCTCTGGCTTAACTGTAATGCAAATCATGATGCTCAGAGCCATTCAAGATGGTGACCCTGCAGAAGCCTCAAAACTTGCTGCAACTATTGCTGAATACCAACAACCTAAACTGCAACGTACCGAGAATATCAACACAAACATTAACTTAGAAGACTTAACTGATGAGGAATTAGCTCAACAACTAGCAATCATCAATGAGCCTATACTAAAACCACTAAAAGATATTGAAGGTGAAGTAGTAAATGACTAGCTATAACAACATAACTGGTGATGCACTTGTATCTAAAAGCAACACTAAGAAGTTCAGAGATAACTATGACAAGATATTCTCTAAACCTGATAAGGAAAAGAAAGATGAAAGAAAACTTAAAAGAGTTACTTAGTGGGTTCATCTATGTCGGACTTATACTATCACCAATAGTAATATTATCAATAGTAATAGGGTGAATAAAATGCGTGGAAGACTAAACAAAGAAATGCTGACTGCAATCCAAAAAAGCTTTGACAATAATGTTGGAGTTGAAGCTAAAATGATTCTAGTTCCAGAAGATTATTACAGAGCAATTCAAAGAGATAGTGAGTTTCTAGAAGTGCTTGATGAAAACAATATAAAAGACTGGATTAAATACGATCATTGTATAAACGAGCATGATAAAAACATAGCTGAATCAGAAACAGATGGAGAAGAGTATGCATACGGGAATCGTTTTCAGGCCTAAGATTGGTGACCATCTACGTAAAGGAGAAAATGTAAGTGTAAACAGTTACACTCCAGAAGAAATACAAGAACTAGTAGCACTACGAGCTGCAAATGTATCTTACACAGACTGTAGTCTTAAGCTTTCCAAGTCTATTGGTAGTATTGGTAATATGATTCACTACTATAAACTTCAACCTAAGATAGATGAAGCTAAAGGACTATTATGAGTATTGTAATTTCATTATATGACTACACAGGTGTCGCTGCAATCCCTTGGGCTAAAGCAGGGCATACTTGTTACTGCTTCGACATACAGCATGAAGGAGACAGTTGGGAGAAAGCACGTGTTGATAAGTATGAAAGTGGTGGAGCAATCTACTACTTACATGCAGACCTACATGACTATAAATCAATAAATGACTTATGGATTGACTTTAACGATAGAGATGAAGATATTGTATTCGCAATGGCCTTCCCTGTATGCACTGACTTAGCTGTAAGTGGTGCTGCATGGTTTAAAGCTAAATACTTCAAAGACCCTCAGTTCCAAAGAAAAGCAGTAGGGTACGCAACATGGTGTGCTGAGTTGTTTAACGATCTCAAAGTACCATATTACATAGAAAACCCAGTGTCAGTCCTGTCAACTAAGTGGCGTCGACCAGACTATCGTTTCCACCCATATGAATACGGTGGTTACATCAAAGAAGGTGAAGAAATACACCCACTGTATCCAGAGTACATTGCACCAAAAGATGCATACTCTAAAAGAACATGTTTATGGACAGGTGGTAAGTTCAAAATGCCAGCAAAAGATCCAGTACCTTGTGAAAGTTACGGTTCAAGTACACAACACAGAAAGCTTGGAGGTAAATCAATGAAGACAAAGAACATAAGGTCAGCAACTCCAAGAGGATTCGCAGAAGCCGTGTATCAAGCTAATAAAAAAGTAGTGTGTACAATATGAAATGTGAACAAATGAAGTTATTCACAGAAAACATAAAAGTATCATCTGAAAACCCTACATGTAAAGATACAAAAACATGCTCCAAGTGTAAGAACAACCTACCTACTTCATACTTTGGACCATCAGGTGGAGGTACTTATCTTAGAGCGGAATGTAAATCATGTAACAATGAGTTAGGTAAGGTGCGTAAGTATCTTAAATCCATACATGGTCAGCCACCTGAAGGGTATGAATGTCCCATATGCTTATGCTGTAAGGAACAAGCAGAAGGAAGAGGGGGTAACTCAGGTGCTTGGGTTCTTGACCATGACCATAGTACGGAAGAATTCAGAGGATGGTTATGTCATAGCTGCAACAGAGCATTAGGTGGGTTCAATGATAATATTCCTCGTATGAAAAGAGCCATTAAATATATAAAAGGAAACTTACAAAACTAAAACTACAGGAGTACAAAGTAAATGGATCTAGATATTATGAAAATAGAACCTTGGTTCGATGACTTCGGGGATATTGATGAATTACGTAAAAGCATTACAACTGCAGAGTGTAAAAGAAACATGAAGAGTGAACTAGATAGACTACAAGAAGATGTACACAACACACACAAAGCATACTTCAATGCAACTAATGGAACTTTACATGAAGCAAAGATGCATCAAATATTCAAAGATGCAGCTAATCTTCGTAATAAACAAATAGATAAAATGCAAAAAGCAGGTATATCTTGTGACACTGGATTACCATATAAAGAAATTGCAACAAACTCACAAGTAGGTGGTGATCATTATAAAAATCAAGGAATACAACCACTTGAAGCTACCTTTGCTAACTTCGGTTATGAAGGTGTACGTGCATCGATATACACAAAAGTAGGTAAATACCTGACAAGAGATAAAGATTCACATCGTCAAGATATAACAAAAGCTATTCACGTATTACAAATGCAACTAGAGTTCCTAGACAGAGACAATAAATGATAATTACAATGATAACTGAAATACTTTGGCTGGCAACAGCACTCGCAGTGTTCTCTTCAGTGATACTATTCATACTCAACCCTCTGTACGCTTTCTGGATGGAAACAAAATACCACATAGATCTTGAAAGTGAACTGTACCTTAAAGTATCAGAAGCTGTTGAAATGGCAACTGAAGATGGATTACAAATTAGTATTAAATTCCTAATCGGAGAACCAGAAGTTGAAGAAGACAAACATCAAGAAGAAAGTACCAAGTAACTCGTTAGGTTTACAAGCACTGTCTCAGAATCAATCAAAATACATTAACTCTATTGATAAAAATGTAGTATCTGTAGGTACAGGGTTTGCAGGTTCAGGTAAAACATATATTGCATCCACTATGGCAGCTCAGTTTAAGATAGATAACAGGGATAGTAGGATTGTACTATGCAGACCAAACGTATCAGACTCTAAATCTATTGGCTTCTTGCCCGGAGAAGAGATAGATAAAATGGCACCTTGGATTACACCTTACACTGATATACTTCGTAAACATCTAAATGGAAACTTTGAGAAATCATACCAAGACGGAACACTTCAAGTAGTCCCATTTGAGTATATGCAAGGTCGTACCTTTGATAACTCTTTTGTGATACTAGATGAAGCGCAGCATACAACACCAAAAGAAATAGAAATGTTCCTCAAAAGAATAGGTAAGGACTCTAAAGTTGTCATTTGTGGTGACATACCTCAGGCTCGTTTAGGTTTAAAGTCTGGATTAAAGCTACTAATAGACATGCACAAAGACACTTCACTTCCAGAAGTATCTGAGAATATAGGAGTCACTGACTTCAACAACCCTGATGACATTGTACGATCTGTATTCTGTCGTGAGATAACCAAAGCATTTGACAGGTATTACTCAATGAATGGGAGTTAATATGGTATTCGACACACTTACATGGCTAAGGTCTACCGTAATTAGATATAAAAAGGGTGTACCTACCCTACTGCAGTATAAATTAGATGATGATGAACTGATAACACTAGGTCAATTAGTTGATGCGTTATCAGCAGCAAGAATAGAAGAAGCACTAGAAAACTACAAAGATAACAGGGGCAAAGAATGATTATCAAGTTTTACACAGAAGGGTGTCAGCCATGCAAAGCTGTATCCGCTGTCCTTAACAATAACAATATTGACTATGACGAAATAGACATTGGCAAAGACATAGAATCCGCCATTCACCATAAGGTACGAAGTGTTCCCACAGTACTAAACACAGCAACTGGAGCAACTCTCGTAGGTTTCAAAAGTATAACTAAAACACAGGAGTGGATAGATGAGCATTGTAGTTGATTACTCACGAAACAGTTTACTTTCAAACCAAGCATACACACTCCTAAAAGATTACTACTGTCATGAAGATGAAGACCCACAAGATGCATATGCAAGAGCTGCTATGGCATTCTGTAAAACTGATTATGACCTAGCACAGCGAATATATGACTATGCAAGTAAAGGTTGGTTTATGTTTAGCTCACCTATCTTATCTAACGCACCAGCACTCGGAGAAAAAGTACGTGGTCTTCCTATTAGTTGTTTCCTATCTTATGTTCCTGATTCTCTCGATGGCCTTATTGGACACAGTACAGAGCTACGTTGGCTTTCAGTCAAAGGCGGTGGTGTTGGTGGTCATTGGTCTGACATTAGGTCTGTCAGCGATGTTGCTCCATCTCCAATTCCCTTCATAAAAACTGTTGATGCAGATATGACTGCTTACAGGCAAGGTAAGACTCGTAAGGGTTCTTATGCTGCTTATATGGACATAAGTCATCCAGACATTGTTGAGTTCATCAACATACGTGTACCCACAGGCGGTGACCCTAACCGCAAAGCGTTCAACATTCACAACGCTGTAAACATTACAGATTCGTTTATGGATGCAGTCATGTCAGGTGGAACATGGGATCTGGTAGACCCTAACGATCAAACAGTAAGAGATACATTACCTGCAAGGGATCTATGGGAACGTCTTGTAGAGACACGATTCCGTACTGGTGAACCGTACCTAAACTTCATTGATGAAGCCAACAGGCATCTACCACCAGAAATGAGAGAGAAAGGTTTAACCATCAAAGGTTCAAACCTTTGTAATGAAATTCACTTACCGACAAATGAAGAGCGTACGGCAGTTTGTTGCCTGTCAAGTGTAAACCTTGAATACTATGAGGATTGGAAAGAAACCACTATGGTAGCTGACCTTATCACCATGCTTGACAACGTAATAAGCTTCTTCTGCTTCCATGCACCTAAAGAACTCCGTAAGGCTGTCTATAGTGCCACACAAGAGCGTTCATTAGGTCTCGGTGCTATGGGCTTCCATAGTGCATTACAGCGTGTAGGGATACCGTGGGAAACTCCTATGGCTACTGCATACAACACTGATATGTTTACGCACATCAAAGCTCAAGCTCGATCTGCTTCTGTATATCTAGCTGAGGAACGTGGGGCTTGCCCAGATGTAGAAGGAGTACGTAACTCTCACCTACTAGCTATAGCACCTAATGCCAACTCATCTATTATTGCAGGATGCTCAGCATCTATTGAACCTCTAAAATCTAATGCATTCACCCACAGGACCAGAGTTGGTGCACATCTTGTTAAGAACTCTTACCTTGATACTAAACTAAAAGAATATAGTGATGACGAATCTTGGTTAGAAAAGCAATGGACATCAATCATACTACATGAGGGTAGTGTTCAACATTTAAATTGGATGTCAGATTGGGATAAAGATGTATTCAAAACAGCATTTGAGATAGACCAAAGATGGGTAGTAGATCATGCTGCAGAACGACAACCATTCATTTGTCAAGGACAAAGTGTAAACTTATTCTTTCCTTCAGGAACCGACAAAGCGTACGTAAATGAGGTGCACCTACGCGCCTTCAATAAGAAACTAAAAGGACTCTATTACTTACGAACAAGTGCAGGTGCTAAGGCTGATACCGTCAGCTTTAAACCTACCAGAGTAGCCCTAACGGACTACAGTGTGGATGATGATGAGTGCTTAAGCTGCCAAGGATAACAACTAATTGTTTCTTATAGTTTACTTTGTACAAGCTCAGGTAACTATGGCTACTGATGGTGCTGCTATTGTAAACTTACTATCAGGCAACTAATAAGAAACATATTTAAAGGAGATGATGAATGCCTAAGTTGTCAGGGGTAACCAAATGACTGAATTAAAAGAATACATAAAGGAGCAAGCCAGTGACTAAACTAGAGCAACTAGAGGCAAAGGTTGTAGACGCTAAAGCTGCTGCTTATGCTGCTGATGCTATTGCTGCTGATGCTACTGCTGCTTATGCTTATGCTTGGGATGATCCTTGGGATGATGTTATTTCTCCTGCTTTAGCTGCTGATGCTGAGGCTGCTGAGGTTGCTTATGCTGCTGCTTATGCTGCTTATGTAGATGCTGAGGTTGCTTATGTTAAAGCAATGGATGAATTAGAAGAATACCAGAGACCAGATGAGGTGAATGATGAACACTAAAGACCTTGATAGAATTAAGAAAGAGTATATAAATTTGGTTACATGCCCCGAGTTTAGTTACCCACCTAAGACTAAGACCGAGGCTATGATTGATTGGATGGTGATCAGCATAGCAATTGAAAACGCGTTAAAGATAGAATCAATAAAGGAGCAAGGAAAATGAGCTTACTAACCGCATCACCAGCCTTTAAACCCTTCAACTACAGTAGTTTTGTCACTCAAGCGATTGAACATGACAAATTACATTGGGGTGAGTGGGAGTGTGATCTAAACGAGGACGTTGTACAATGGAAGTCTGGTAAGATTTCTTCATCAGAGAAGAACTTTATCACCCAAATCCTAAGATTATTCACACAATCTGATGTAATCGTAGGTGGTAGTTACGTGGATGTGTTTCTACCTCGCATTAAAAACAATGAAGCACGTATGATGATGCTGTCTTTTGCTCAAAGAGAGACAATTCATATGCGTAGCTATGCATTACTCAACGATACACTTGGTTTCTCAGAGTCTGAGTACGCTGCATTCCTAGAATACAAAGAAATGTCCGACAAACTAGAGTTCATGCAAACATTTGACCCAGATACTAAGCAAGGCTTAGCAAAAGCATTGGCTCAAACTGTATGTAACGAAGGTATGTCTCTATTCTCTGCATTTGTAATGCTGTTAAACTTCCAAAGGTATGGTAAACTTAAGGGAATGTGTGAGATTGTTGAGTGGAGTATCCGTGATGAGACTATGCACGTAGCTGGTATGACCGAATTGTTCCGAACATACACAAATGAAAACCCGGAGGTTGTAAATGATGAGTTTAAACTATCTATCTATGAAATGTACCGAACTGCTGTCAATCTTGAAGACAAAGTTATCGATCTTGCGTTTGAAATGGGACCTATGGAAGGTCTCACAGCAGAAGAAGTCAAGCTCTATATTCGATATATCGCGGACAGACGACTGACTAACCTAGGTCTCAAGCCTAACTGGAATATAGAAGAAAACCCACTTCCTTGGTTGGATTGGGTACTCAATGGTGACAGCTTCAAGAACTTCTTTGAAGGACGTGTCACTGATTACTCAGCTGATGGAATGTCTGGCTCTTCTTGGGGCTGGTGAAATAACTAATTGACCTAAGCAAGGTCACTGTAAACTGCTTAACGGTCTGGGAGGACTGACTATGACAACTAAATTGATTTGGGATCTAGAAACTAACGGACTTATCCCTGAGGTAGACACAATATGGTGTCTTGTAATGCAAGATATCACCACTAAAGAGATATATTCTTACTCAGATTATGATGACAACCTACCATCCTTGGAAGAAGGGCTTCAGAAGCTCCTAGAAGCTGATCTAATAGCAGGTCACAACATAATTGGATATGACCTACCAGTTCTTAAAAGACTTCTAGGATGGGAACCTAGGCCCTCTCAGACTGTATGGGATACACTGCTAATGTCACAGCTATGTATGTTCCAACGCACACACAGACATGGTCTTGCAGGTTGGGGTGAGTTCTTCAAGTATCCGAAAGGAGACTACAACGATTGGACTAACTACAACCAAGAAATGTTAACCTATTGTATACAAGACGTTACATTAAACACTAAAGTATACGAGAGACTGTCAAGAGAAGCGTCAATACAAATCAAAGCAAGACCACAGTTCAAACAAGCTTTAGATCTGGAGCATGACTTTGCAACAGTTAATGCTGAGATCACAGCTAAAGGTTGGTTGTTTAACATGCCTAAAGCTAAAGAACTTAAGGAGAATCTTACATGGAAACTACATGCCATTGAGGATGAGCTTGAGCCACAGCTAGGCAGTGTGTGTATGCTTAAGGGTAGTAAAGAAGTAGATAAGATTGTAAAGAAGAATGGTGACTACTATAAGTTAATAACTGATTGGTATGACTTAGCTGCAGACACTAAGGCTTCTGAGAGTTTCATCACAGGACCTTTCTCTCGTATAGAGTTCAGTGAGGTACGACTAGGTCAATTAGCAGAGGTAAAGAAGTACCTCTCTGACATTGGTTGGAAGCCTGATGATTGGACGTTCAAGAAAGTCAGAGGCAAGTGGATTAAGATGTCACCTAAACTAACAGACTCATCACTAGAACCCCTAGGTATAGTTGGTTCAATGATAAGTGACTACTATATGTTACGTCAAAGGTTATCTATGGTTGACAGCTGGATAGAAATGGTTGCTAGGTGGGGTGATGGTAGGCTTCATGGTGATATGTTTACCATAGGTACACCATCATTCCGTTGCAGACACAGAGGTATCGTAAACATTCCCGGAGTACACGCACAATACGGTAAGGATCTTAGAGCTTTACTTACTTGTGAGCGTGGTCGTAGGCTTGTTGGAGCTGACTCTGCTGGTAATCAATTCAGAGGTCTTGCACATTACATGGGAGATGATGAGTTCACAGCTTCAGTTGTTGTGGGTAAAGAATCTGATGGAACTGATGCTCACTCTCGTAACGCTGCTATCCTTGGTATCTCAAGAACAAAAGCTAAAAGTTTTATCTATGCATATTTGTTTGGTGCAGGTATGTCTAAGCTTGGTGAGGTTATCACTGGATTAAAATCCCCTAAGGCTGGTAAGGAAGCAGATGCTAAGTTCAAAGCAGCATTCCCTAAGCTTAAGGAACTCAAGGATTCTTTGTCAGCTGAATACAACCATAACAAAATGAAGACAGGTATAGGTTTTATCATAGGTGCTGATGGCAGACGAGTAATCGTAGGTTCAGAACATCAACTCCTAAACTATTTACTTCAAACACTGGAAGGTATAACGTGTAAGTCTGCGTTAGTCTATCAGTACAAGAAGATTAAAGAGTTAGGTATCGAAAACACATACCCTATCTTGTTCTATCATGATGAAACTGCATGGGTTACCCCAACTAAACATGCTAAGACTGTACTAGAAATATCTGTAGCTGGATTCCGTGAGGGTCCTAAGTCTGTAGATGTAACTTGTATGGATGGAGATGGAAAGATAGGTATTAATTATGCTGAAATACACTGATAAAAAGAGTAATAGATATGTTCAACAATAACGATGCAGTATACGAGATGTTTAACAAGAGCTGTATGACAGAGGAGATGGAGTTCGATAAGTGTTTTATAGACGCTGACTCAATCATCTTTCGTATAGCAGTGACAACAGACTCAGTCACACAAGCAAAGAGTTACTTTGATAAAGCACTTGATGCCATCATGCGTGACACAGGTAGTATCAAAGGTTACGTAGCTGTCAAAGGCAAGGGTAACTTCCGATATGATATCTCTGAGGACTACAAAGGTAATAGGAGTAGCACACCTCTGGATCCTAAGGTCAAGGAAAGACGAGAGGCAGTGACAGAGTACGCATGGGAAACAGGTTGCTTTAAGTCTGACAACTGTGAGGCAGATGACATTGTATCTATATGGGCGCAAGAAGCTTATGAAGCTGGTGAACATTACATCATAGCTCACATAGATAAAGACATTGACATGGTTCCCGGATGGCATTACAACTTCAACAAGAAGACACAATACTTCATTGACGGTGACCAAGGTCATTACAAAATGTGTATTCAAATGCTAACAGGAGACAGTACAGATAACATTCATGGACTAAAAGGTATAGGCCCTAAGAAAGCTGAGAAGATTTTAAAAGATGTACCGACAAAAGATATGATTGAGACTGTTGCTAACACATGGCGTGACCATCATCCACGTGATTGGAAACCTAAGCTTGAGACCTGCTTCAACTTACTGTACATGCGCAGGGATTGGAACGGTTTCCGTAGGTTAACTATTGAAGAGGTGTTTGTTAATGAGTAAACCACTAGGACATTGGAACTACAAAGGAGATCCCTTTGTTGTTGACGATTACTTTGGTTTCATATATCTTATAACTGTATCTGTACCCGATGGTAACCCCATAAGGTACATAGGTAAGAAGCAGTTCCATTCATATAAGAAAACCAAAAGAGACAAGGAGTCTAACTGGAAGTCGTACACAAGCTCCTCCAAACATATCAATGAACTAAAAACTAATGGTTCTGAATTGTCTTACGAGATCATTCAATTGTTTGAAACAAGAGGTGGCTTGTCAGCAGGAGAGTGTAAAGTTCAATGGTACTTAGATGTTCTTACAGAGAAATGCCTGTTAGGTGTGCCTCTGTATTTAAACAGACAGATAGGTGCAATTAAGTTCATTCCAAAAGAAGCAATAACAAATGAAACAAAAACAAGACTTGACGAAATCTACAGAAGCGGAAGATTACTTATTGAAACCAAAGGAGAAGAAACAACAGAGACTTGATGCTAAGTCTAAAGCAAGCACCAGACGTACTGATACTAAATCCCTAAAAGAAAGCAGGTGGAACTGATGGGTGCAACATTCACTAAGCACTACCCATGTATACATTGTGGGTCTTCAGATGCAGTAGCACTATGGTCTAATGGAAGAGGTAAATGTTTTGCATGTAACAAGCCAGCATTCCTAGATCAATATGATGACACAGTAGTGTCAAAGTTTAACCCCAATACCCAACGAGAGTATGATATGAGTGGCGATTCACTTCAAGATATAAGTAACTATGACAGTGCAGGTGTACGTGAACGTGGTCTGACTAAGACTGCATGTGATGAGTACGATATGAAAGTATCTTATGACTCTAATGGTACAGTTAATGCACACTACTACCCATACACAGTCAAGGGTAAGATAGTTGCGTATAAGAAACGTACACTGCCTAAAGAGTTCCGAGTTGTAGGTGACCTCAAGAACGCTAAGCTTGAACTGTTTGGTCAGTCTAAGTTCCAACCCGGTGGTTTCAAGGTGATCATAACTGAGGGTGAGCTAGATGCTATTGCAGTACAGCAAGCTATGCTTAACAAGTACAAGAAGGTGTACCCTGTGGTATCCCTGCCATCCTCATCTAACATGAAGATACTTGTAGCTAACAGAGATTGGTTACGATCGTTCAAGGAAGTCATCTTAATGTTTGATCAAGATGAAGCTGGAGAAAAAGCAGTAGCAGAAGCAGCTAAGATAATTGGTTGGGATAAAACTAAGGTAGCATCCCTGTCTTCCAATGATCCCTGTGATGCTCTGATAGCTAACCCATCTGAGATCATAAGCTCTGTGTTTAGTGCAAGAAGCTACACACCTGCAGCTATTGTACGTGGTGAAGCTATCTGGGAGGCATACGTTGAACGTAAATCTGTTGAGTCTATCCCATACCCTAAATGTCTTGAAGGTCTTAACGATAAGCTAGATGGTATGCGTAAGGGTGAGATAGTCTTATTCACATCTGGAACTGGTTCAGGTAAATCAACAATGATCAAAGAGATCATACTAGAATTGGAGGATAACACCGATGAATCGATTGGCCTTGTGTCTCTTGAAGAAAGCATTGGAGATTCTGCAGAGAAATTTATCAAGATGTTTACTCCTACAAACCCGACTGTTGAGCAAGAGCGTAGGGCATTTGAAAGAGTATTTGGAAATGAACGCCTCATATTACTTGACCACAATGGAGCTGTTTCAGATTCTAGTCTCATTGACCAAATCGAAAACCTATGCTTGCTTGGGTGCCAGTATCTCATTCTTGATCATATCACCATCGCTGTATCTGAAGGGGCTGATGGAAAGACAGGTAACGAAGCCATAGATTCAGTCATGTCTGACTTACTTAAGATAGTCAAGAAGCATAACGTATGGCTAGGGTTAATCAGTCACCTTAGGAAGTCACAAGGTAGGTCCTTTGAAGAGGGCCACCTATCATCTATTGATGACATCAAAGGTTCAGGCTCGATTAAACAGATCAGCTTTGATATAATTACATTCTCTCGTAACTTAGTGGCAGAAGATGAAGATGAAAGAAACACAATTAAACTCCGAGTACTTAAGTCACGATTCACAGGACGAACTGGAGACTGTGGTTCAGCATACTACGACACCAGAACCAACCGACTCAGAGGACAAGAGGACTTCCTCGAGTACACTGGATAACTCAGGTGGTATAGAAAAGATAACAGAGTATATCAAGGAAAGATGTGAGGGTAATACGTTCCGTGGGAGGCCCCCAGAAGGGGCCAGATTGATCTCTTCAATGATCCCATATGGATGTAGCTACGAGAAGCTATCTGTAAGGGCCGTAGCAGGTGCTGTGGCAGCTTATCAGAAGTCCCGAAGGTCATCAGCTAGCCCCTTTAAACTAACCGTCACATCGTCTGTGATAGGCTTACAGGTGCTGTCTGCTTTAGGTGTACTAAACACTAACCATCAAGAGATTCTGGCAGTAGGTGACCTATACCTAGAAGCTTTCTTTCAACTGGGTTATATCCATATTGAAAGAGAGTACAAAGGGTTTCGTGCACCGTACATTATACAGTTGCTAAGCACATGGGCTACCCTTGGAGACCTACCACCTGAGTATATAAAGAGTACGCTTATAGGTACGTCTTTCACACCCCCAAAAGACATCATGTCATTGCGTAATGAGTTCACCAAGAGGCCATACATAAAGCGTATGAGTTCAGAGGAAGACTTTAAGCAGCTTATAGGAGCACCTTTTATCACTGCCCTTAACAAGCTACAGCAAACACCTTGGAGACTCAACAGTACAGTTGCCAAAGCCTTAGAGACTAACCTAGGATTGTTCATAGATCTTGAAGATGAGTCTATAAAAGCTAAATCAAAAGCTATAGAGATGAAGTTTGTCATGGCTAAGGTACATGCCATAGGACTACGTGACTTCTATCAGATGGTAGAGTGTGACTATCGTGGACGTGTGTACTACACTGAGCCATTCCTAAACTTCCAAGGGTCTGATGTATCTAAAGGACTCTTTGAGTTTGCTTATGCAAAAGCTATGGACACTGAGGGATACAGGTGGTTGTGCATACATACAGCTTGTTCTTATAATCAATCATATGAACTGGAGGAACTACCCGAATGGGCGACAGCGGACTACAAAACTTATCTTCAAGACGAAGGATTATCCACAATCTCAGTAGACAAGATGACCCTAAAGGATCGAGAGTTGTGGACCCTAAACAACCTGACTTGGATAAACCAATTAGCGGATGGACAAAGCTTCAGGACAGAAGCAGAAAAGCCCGTTAGCTTTCTTGCATGTTGCTTAGATGTGGCAGGTTATAACAATGCTGTACTAAATAATAAAGTACACATGAGTCGTACACCTATCCCGGTTGACGGGAGTAATAATGGTTGGCAACATCTGGCAGCTATCTCTAAAGACAAAGAAGCTGGTGAGCTTGTGTCCCTAGTACCAAGCGAAATACAGAAAGACTTCTATGTTCAAGTGGCTAAACGTCTTATCGACAGGATGCCTGAGTGGTTTGCTGAACGTAACATACCAATGAAAGCTATCAGGAAAGGGATAGCTAAACGTGGCTCCATGACAAGGGCTTACTCAGCTGGTCAGAAAAAGATAGCTGCTAACATGTACTACGACTGTAAGGTTGAAGGCTATGATAAGATGTACAATATCACTGAAGATGACTGTACCCCTCTGTCAAAGCAATTAATACTTGCAATCAATGACACATGCGTAGGACCCTTAAAGACCATGAAGTTTATACAGAAGATGACTGACCATATCTTATCAACAGGTGAGACATGTACACGTTGGACAACTCCCTCAGGATTCCCAGTGTTGTATGAAGTGTGGAGGCAGAAGAACATCACTGTACGCAGTACCATCCGTGGTCTTGGTCAGATAGGTCACAGCATTAAGATACCTTACATCACTTCCAATGGCGATCTGTTGCCATGTAGGAGATCGTTTGCATCTGGATGCTCACCTAACTTTGTCCACTCAATGGACGCAGCGCACATGGCTAAAGTTATTCAGAGTTTCTCTGGAGACTTTGGAGCTATACATGATTCTTTTTCGACCCATTCATGTGATGTGAATAAACTTGTTGACCACACCAAGTGGCAATTTGCTATGATGTACAACAGCACTAACTTCTTTACTGCTATAGAAGAGATGCTACTAGAAACCCGAGAGGGCTATGAACTTAAACAACCAGAGCTTGGTGACTTAGATATATCTGAGATCATATCTTCTGACTATTTCTTTTGTTAAGGATAATTATATGAGTAACGTAACACAATTCCCCGAAAAGTATGCATCTGAAAACAGTATGCTTCAAGACTTAAACGATTTAATACAAGAGTACAACGGCAAGATGACTAACGTAGCTATGCTGGGTGTGCTTCAAGCATCTGCTAACTTTGTATTCTTATCTATAGCTCAAGACTCTATAGATCCTGATGAAGGGGAGGAGTAATGTATATGATCTTTGAAGAGTTAGAAAACAATGTGATTGATTGGGGTAACCGCAAGGGTATCCTTGGAGATATCTTTGAACATAAAGATCTTGTGGAAAGGAGAAGTAAACAGCTGCTCAAGTTCTCAGAAGAATCTCAAGAGATGATTAAGGAGATACATGAAGGTGATGTAGATCGAGTACGAGATGAGATGGGAGATGTGCTGGTGACCCTAGCCATCCAAGCGAACCTATGGGGTTTGTCTCTGACAGAATGTTTAGAGGAAGCCTATAATAAAATTAACGTACGCACGGGTCGTATGGTAGATGGAGTATTTGTAAAAGATGAGTAATGAAAAGAAGTCCTACAATATAGTTCCGGGTATTGACGATATGGAGTACGTTGAGATGTTTAATCTTGACCCAGCCCTTGCCTATACACCTGAGATCAATGAAGCTATCCTTAGTAAAGTCTGGGATAATAACTACGCAGGTGCACTGGCTGAGGGTCTCTCAGAAGAAGAAGCTATGGCTCATGCTGAAGCTCAACGAGAATCAGGACGAATGACTGTAGCTGATGCTACCAAAGATGAGTAATAAAATAACCCCCAAGTATACGTAATGTATACCTGAGGGTAACGCCCCCTTGGGATCCTTAATTGGATTCCTTGGGGGCTTTCTTTTTTATTATCTATTGTTATGTTTAATCAGCTTCACGTAATGAATCTAAAGTATACTGGTGTACATCCTTAGCCTTAGCTCTGATACGCTTACGTCCTTCCTTTGCACGTAACCTTAGTTTCTCAAAGGACTTCGCAAGGTTCTTCACACCACTATCGTTAAGAACTGCAAGTGATATCTGGTATAGATCCTTGTTTGTGATAAGATTCCAAGGTTCCTCAATCATACCCTCAGCTTTACTGGCAAGGCTATTCACATAGTTAAGAGACCTATACTTAAGTTCAGAAGAGTAGATAGAACTATCACTGCCCATACCCATCATCTCACTATAAACATACTTGGAATAGTTAGGGTCTGCAGGGAAGCCTAAAGGATTACCTTCTGCCGCTGCACGTAGGTTAGCAAGACCTCTTTGAGTAGCCTCACGGATACCTTTCTGCATCTCACCTATGATGTCATAGTCTAATGTTGTGTCTAACCAAGCATCGTTTATAGCCTTATACGCAGACCTAAATGAACCTGCATCTGTTATGATCTCATCATAGACAGGTATCAAGTAGGGGTTTCTTCCATTCTGAGCAGCACGAAGTTTAGCAAGGGACTTACCAGTGACTAAGGCAACAACAGATGCAGCATCAAAACCAATAGTAGTCTGAGCTAATACACCCTGACTTGCACCTAAACCTGCAACACCATTCCTCTCGTACAATGCTGAGGTCTCTATGTCATACGTTGATGTAACAGCAGACTTACTGGTACCACCTTCACTAATATAAATACCGTCCTTGTTACGTGATACAAACTTCTTCTTATTAGTGACATCAAAGAACTGACCTTTCTCATTCCTCTTACGAGTACGAGTGACAGCAGCAGACGCTAACCTAGTTTCAGTCATAACAGTGCCACTGATAGACGTTTGCTGACCTGTTGGTTGTGAGTAGATGATAGGTTCATTTACAAACCCAGCGACTTTCACATAACTCTTAAGCATACCAACATAGTTAACAACATCAGAACCTACAGTAGCTAAAATATTATCTTTAAGTGAATCAGTAAGAATATTTATTGCCTTGTCAGTACCTACTTCACCAGCAAGAAGACCTATCTCTGAGTTTGGGTTTGATATAACTGCCTTAACAGCATAATGTTTCATGCTATTTAGTTCTTGACCATAACCAAAAGTCATAAGAGGAGGCTTAAGGAAGTTCTTCTTATCCTCAGTGGCTAGCTTAACCAACCTTGTGAGCTTCATTGCATTCTCAGGACTAGCTTTACCTATCTCGGAGGTAGGGTTTGTCAATAAGTTATGCTTCAGTAAGTCACGTGGGTCACCTGCAATTCCTTTAAACTTAGCCAATATCCTAGGGGATCCTTTACGTCTGTATACACCAACACGATGCATCATATGTTCCTGACCTAACTGAGCCATAAGACCTGCAAGTCCATTAGCAATACCATCTTGTGCAACCATACGCATCTGTGATGTATACGGTTTACCAGACCTATAGGATTGCATGTAACGTGCAAGCTCTGTAGTAGCCTCTAATACATTTATGAACTCATCAGGATGAGCTTTGGCATTGGCATCTATAAAGTCCCTAGTGGCCTGTGAAAGGTCAGCTAAGATTGCTTTGAAGTCTTCAAGCTCTGCATTACGAAGTAAGTTATCAACACCCATGACACCCTGAGGTGTAGACTCAAGTTGCTTAAGGTCTCTTACAGCATTAGCATCTTCAAATGCTAGCAACCAATGACCAACCTCGGTACCTATGGCCTCAAGGGATTTAAGCTCGGGGTCATTACCAGATTGAATACGTTTGATTGTATCTCGGTACACCACATCAGGTTTCAAACCACCTACCTTAAGAAGGAAAGAAGCTATCGATACCACGACACCAAACTCTTCATCTGTATTAGACATGGGCCTGATACTGTAGAGATGTGGAGAACCAAGCACCTGACGTACCATCTTGTGGTTCTGAGGGCTTATGTGGTGCTGATGCATAGTGACACGTGTATTACCTAACTGACGTTGAAAGGTAAAACCTATCTGGTCATTCTTGTAGTGAGCTAACGCATTAAGAACTTCCAGTTGGTTGGTGGCATGTTTCTTATACATACCATTCTGCCACTCAGGGGTTCTTGCAAGCTCTAAGAAATCAGATAGAGTTTTGACATCCATTATCAATAAGATATTATCACCATCGTTTGGAGAGTATCTACGTGCATCTGCAAGCTTCTTCTTTGCTTCGTTGAGTTGATACTCAATCTCTACGGGTATGTTACGTATCTTATCAATACGCTTATGCCCAACATCAAAGAAGTCTGATACAAAAGTAAGGTGGTTGTTAGGTACACCTTCAGTAAGGTCAACAGAAGATGCTTCCTCTAATGCAGATATACCAAAGCCGAATGCAGCCTTACCTCGGATACCTCCAACAACACTCTTAACATCAGAGTAGAACTTGATTGCATCAGTGATAACATCAACCTGACCCATATCATACTGGGCACCAGTTGTCTTCTTGGTACGTGTACTTGAAGCATACCTAGGCTGACCGTCCTTAGAGGTCTCCCCGATAATAGGAGGTACTCTAAACTTAGGTGGGGATACCTGACTACTACGTAACTGTAGTGCCTTACGACCTGTAGGTGTTAGGTTATACAGTATAGGTTGAGCCTTACCGCCTATCATCTCTCCAACAGCATCAACATAGGATGGGTTGGCTTCCTTGTAAGCATGTAGTGCATTGAAACCTATGAGTTGATTAGCTTCTCTTGAGAACCTTTTAAACAACTTAGGGTCAACTAGGGTATCCATACCACCTTCACGTACCTGACGGAAACCCTGCCATGCATCAGACACAGACCTACCAATATCAACAACAGTCCTTGCCTGACTCTCACTTGCAGCGTCCAGTATACCAATCTGCTTCATAACATCTTCGGGTAGTGTATCAATGACCTCTTGTGGTATGAATGAACCACTGTTGTCAAGCATAGCTTCCACTACTACAAACGAATTGATAAGGTAGTCAGGGTCCATACGGTACACCCTGTTGTCATTAGAAACAACAGATGCATCAAGTCCCTGAGGACCTACGAACAAAGACTCTTGTGTCAGTGCATACCTTCCATCTTGATCTAAGGTTGCCTGACCTTCTTCAGGTGCTTTAAGGAACCCAATGTCAAGATCAAATACACTGGCCACACCCTTCTGTATTAATCCAAGACCACTTTCGTACTCAGTCTTAGCTTCCACAGGGTCAGGGAACCTGTCTGTGTTATCAAAGGATCTGGCAGTACCTAGTAGATCAAAGTCATTCTTAAGCCCCACTAAAGACCTTGCAACAACAGGGCCATGAATAGGACCCCATATCTTCATAAGATCCTGAGGACCTAAGTAGCCAGAATCTAGCTCTGGTGATGAACTACCTAACTGGAACTGTTGTTGAAGTGACTGAGGTGCTTCCATCTCCATCTGCTTTTGTTCTAGCTCCATAGGAGTAAGGTTAGGTTGCATGTACTCTGTTGGTTCATTACCGAAATCCATACTGGTCTGATTAGGATCAGGTGCAACCCTTTGATCAATGTCTGTAGGGGCAGTGTCAACACCACCCCATTGGACACCTTCGGGTACTGGCCCACCTCGTTCTGTTCCGGGTATGTGTAGTTGCTTTTGTGGGGATGAGCTAAAAGGGGCAATCCCTTCGGGGCCTACTTGTTCAGGTGCAGTATCAAACACACCTGCCCTCATAAGGGCATCAGCAGTATCACTGCTTAGACCTCTCTTAGGTCCACTTTGCTTTAGAGCTGTATACTTACCAGCCATAGGGTTTACCTCCAATTATTTCCATTGAGTAACTTCATATAGTCTATGTTTCATTGGGCCTAAAAACGGTAGACTTCCATAGAAACTTTTCATCATCTTAGCATCATCATCTTCAAAGTAGCCTTCAGCAATCCTGTAGAATCTCTCAACAGTTCCTGCTGCAGCTGCTTCACTTGCAACGTTATTCCACGTCCACTCTGTAAAGTCTCTACTACTGCTACTATAAAGTGGTAGTAGCATTGGACTACCTATGATACGCTCACCAGTGCCTATAAGTCCTGAAGAGTAGATCATACGTAAAACCTTTTCTCTGTCTGTCAAATAGGGTGATGGTTCTCCATACTTAAGCTCGTCTTTCATAGCCTGAGACAGGAATCCCATGAACAGCATTGTAGCTGCTGAAGCAAAGGTTGAGTAACGTAATCCCTTAGAGTACTTAAGACCATCCCACAAACGTGGTAACTGGTTAGCAGTAAACGATGAGATATATCCATTAAACTGAGTAAGTAACATTAGATGTTGATTACTATATGGTATAGGTCTGTTGAATGCATCTGGCATAGGCACTGCTTGGTTGATAAACCGACCAGCTCCTGTCAAGAAGTTACGTTCCCATGTAGACTGATCAGCTTGTGACAAACCATCCCAACCAGATCTAGACTTTAAGAAATTATTGATACGGGTGAATGAAGCTTTCTCAGAAGCTGTGAGCGAACGCCCATCTTTAACCTTCTTATTCAACTCTTCCATCCGCATTGTATCTTCATGCGTAAGGCTTGAGATATCAGGGAGACCCAGCATCTGGTTAGAGATACGGGTCATTGCTTCAACATCAATACCTAAGTCCTTAAGCATCTTACGTGATTCCATAAGTTCAGGTGTTGGTTCCTTACCCCTGTAACTCATTATGAGATCCATTTTATCAATCAAGAAGTCATTAAAGAATGCAGCTCGTATGTTACGGTGCATCTGTGTCTGATCTTGTAAGAAGTTAGACTTAAAGAATGCGTCTGCAATATGCTTAGTCAGCTGGTTAGTTTCAACCATACCTGTTGTGGTTGCTGCCCCTGTCTCTTGGAGACTAAGGCCTACCCTCTGGACAATAGTCTCAGGGGATCCTGCAAACATCCTACGAGGATCTTTGACTGAACGTGCAACAGGTTCCTCTTTTGAATTAGCCTTATCCTTAAGCCCTAGTTTCTCAGCTGCACCAGATACCCTAGTGATTTCACCAAGGTTAGATGCGTAAGACGCAAGGGCTTTACCAGCTTGGTAACCTGCAAGACCTATGTTATCAACAAGGACTTTACGTGGCACACCATGAAACAGTAATCCAACCTCAGGGAAAGAGGAGATAGCTGCCAGACCTAAGCCTTGCATTGCAGTAAGAAGAGTAAGGTATTTCTGAGCTGTCTTTAAGTAGTAACTGTCTATACGTTTGTAGTTACCTGACTCAGCATTGATAAGATTACGTACATGGAATGCAGCTTCATCGAACTGAGCCTTAGCTTCTGCCTGACGTTCAGTATCAGTACCTGCTTTAACCATAAGACCTCTGTATAGGTTACGGAAAGCCTGATCCATCACCTCACCATTACGACCAAGGAACTTCATATGAGTCTGATATCGTGAAGACATACGAGACACTTCCTCAACGTTATTGAAGAAGTCTTGCTCAAGGAACTCATCAAAGAGTGCATTGTCAGAGAGTCCAAGTGTACGTGATTCATATTCAGATGGTGAGATACCACCCTCCATCACGTTAAACTCTTTGTTGTCATCTAAGACTGTATCATTGATGATGTTATCAGCTATCTTAGTTGCTTGGGTGTGTGACATACGATACTCTTTTGAAAGTAACTGAATGAACCTAGCCTTGTTAGCATCTATGTACTCACGCTTGAAACCCTTATGTCTGAACATAAAGTCTTGAAGGTTATGGATAAGACTCTTCTTGGCCTTTGCATTAACTTCATTAGTCTCTTCAAATACTCTGTTAAGCATTGCTTCGTACTTGATCAACGAACTTTCTAAGGCTTCCCTGTTTTTAAGATACTTTGGGTCTATCTTATCCCAGTTGATCTTAGACATAGCCTGACGTACACCCATAGTCTTCACACCTTTTCGGTTCTTACGACCTGTGATAGGCGCTAACACTTCTTTGTAGAAAGCATTAATCATATCAGATGCATAAGCTTGCTTAGCTGTGGAACTACTCAGTGGGTCACTGTCAAACTTCTTATAGTTATCAACTGCTTTACCTGAAAGAGTTTCATGTGAGGCTTGCTTAACCCTTTGGTACTCTGCAAAGTTACTTCCGTGGAAGATACCATGCCTTGTGTAACCAAAAACACTTAATAATCTAGCAGCTTCAGAGTCAACCTCAGCCAGCTTAATCATTGCCCGTGATGCAGAAGACCTGAAGAAGTTCTGGGGGTTCTTTATGAATGCCCAGATATCTTTAGCTCCAAGGAATCCCTCGGGGTTATTATTCCTGTGTGAGTTTGCAGCTTCTTCCATCATGCTATCGTTAGATGGCTTACGGCTTCCGTCTTGGTTGTATGCAGATCCACCCTTACCTTTACTATCCAAGGAAGCTTTCTCAACACGAACATTTGCAGAAGCCTGTAGATCATCAGCCCATTCATCATTAGAACGAACCTTACCCTGCCTCTTAAGTTCTTCTTCTTCGGCATAATCAAACTTAGTGTTATACCTGTCAGCCTTAGATGGATCTAAATAGTCAGCAGTTGAACTCCAATCACCTACATCAAATGCAGTCTTGGGCACTGACAATGCACCACCCATGATACCGCCAGCAGCTATTGCGTTTATCATACGGTTCTCAACTTCATCGAAGTTCCACTCTTTATCAGAGCCAAGCACAGCAGCTGTGTACTGTGTCATTTCCTGAAGTAGTTCCGTACTCCCTTCAAAGACAGCACCTCTTGAAAGCTGACCAGCAACCCTCTTAAATAAAGCACCCTTGACTACTTGATCTTGAGCAAACTTAAAACCATCTTTGGATAGTTTAGCAAGCTCTAGTTTAGCCATTGAAGCTATCTGCTTCTCAGCAGCAGCTTCTGTCATACCCTTGGCGGTAAAGTGTTTTATAAGTTCTGCCTTACCACTGCCAGTGAGAAACTGATTAGGACCTATGATACCTTTCAAGCCTAAGCGATCAGCAACCATCATCAATGCACCAGCACCAATAGCAAGTGGTAAGTTCTTATCACCTATGTCACCTTCCATTTCATCTAAGACTAAGCCAGTGTACATCATACCTGTTGATGTTGCTCCTAGGGCACCTGCAGTGCCTACAGCAGCAGCTCCTGCACCTAATGCTCCAACCACAGGGGCAGCTGCCATACCTGCGATAGTCATTGTCATATATGGTAGTGAAGACCCGAAGATAGTTGCAAGGTAATCTGTGGATTCATCAAAAGAAGACCAATCAACCTTAGTTATATCTGATTGGAGCATAGGCATCTCTGCCATCTCCCTCTCAGCTGTGGCTACATCAGATGCAAAGTAAGTTGCAGTATCTTCAAACCCAGCTTCATCAGCCAGCTTCCACATAACCTGATCAAAACCTTTACCGATACCCATCCATGAGACATCCCAGCTTGCACTCATTGGAGAGTATGCCATGCCCTCAGAGTCAGCCCCATCTATACGAGTACGAATACCCTTGTATAAGTCTGGGTTAGCTGCGTACTCTTGCATGTTAAAAGCCATAACCTTTTCGATAGGTATGCCACCAGAGTGTGCAGTCTCAGCAGACCTGAGTAACTTTGCAGCCTTCTCCCAATCTGATAACTTATCAAAGTTAGGATCACGCATCTCACGTTGATAGACACCACCCATATACACATCAGATCCATAGGGATCTGTAGTCTCTTTAGACTTACCCATGTATCCGGGGAGTGCCATACCAGATGCAAGCATCATGTCTGATAAAGCAACACCATCAGGGTCGTACAGGTCACCAAGTGAACGATCATGAGTGTCAGTCTCGTCACCTGAGGATACCTTTGTGAAACCATGTCTGTTAGCAAGATCCCAGATGTATTGTGTTGCCAGTTCACCACCAACTTCACCATGTTTAAACCCAGCATCAGCGCCTTCTGATATAACTCTGCCAACCTCACGGGTATCAATGTTACCTACACGAACTCGTTGACCTGTCTTAAGGTTCTTAGCTGTATCGCCATCAATCAAAGCCCAATCGGAATCCCCAAGCCTATAGGAAGGTGCTTGAGATGATCCTGCCTCATCTCCAGTTTTGTAATCTTCAAAAACAGAAGACAAAGCCTCCATCGTATCATCTCTAAGCATATTCTATTCCTTCTTATTGCTTGGTATAAGTCCAAGATCTCTGTATACATTTATATTAAGACTCTCATAACTACTATGCTGTCTGCCCGGATCTGTAACAGATGTAAGCCACATGATGAAAGGTGAGGACTTGTTGGAGTCCTTAGCCTGTTTCTTCCAGAAGTCCATGTGGTTCGGGGGTATTGCATTGAAGCTCTTGTTAAGTTGTATGAGTATGTCAGCTTTGGTGGCTCCAGTTTTCATAGAATAAATGAACTCTTCCTTCTGATCATCTGTAAGATCTGGTGAAGCTTTGACTACATCTATATAACCTTTCTGAACTTGATGAACCTTAGTGAGTTTCTCTGATAGTGTATTCATTGAATCTGAACCAACTACCTTACCTTCTGAATGATAAACAGACTTAGGTACTTGTGTCTTACCTGAGGTTATCATTGCCCGATCTAAGTGTCCCATCAATGAAGCTATTTTAACTTCCTCCCCACCAGCAACAGCTGATGAGTACGACTCAATAGCTCGTCTGAGCATTGGGATACTCTTCTCAAGACCATCAATACCATATGAGTCAGTGTAAGAGTCTACCATCTGTTGTGACAGACCAGCTTCTTGGAACATCTGAGTAACTTTACCAACGTTGTTCTCGTCATACATGCCATTACCATCAGCATCCTTAGTCTGAGATCTCAAGTTATTTAATACCTGATCTTGAATCTTATTAACACTGTCTGTTGCATCTAGCTTACGAGTCTGACGATCCTTCTCACCTGTAGCAGCAGGTCTCCATCCTGTCTTGGAGACATCGATAGTACCTAGCTTTGGATGGTTCAGGAACTTACCGTTCTTAGATGCGTACACCTTCTGGAAGTTACCATACTGATCAACATAGTTAACAGTCTTAGACATATCAATAGCATTGTTCTCAGCAGTCTTAGTAGCAGCTTCAGCTGCAAGGGCATCTGCATCAGCTTGGTTATCCCAACCTTTAATAAGAACATTACCAGCAGCCATACCTGAACCACTTGCAGAGTATCCCATAAGACGTGCACCCATGTAGTATACAAGTGCATTACGTATAGCCTTTTGACCCCATAGATCGCCTAGACCTTCACCAGCAAGTGACATAGCTCCCTTAAGGGTACTGACAGTACCATCAAAGAAAGCTTGTAGCGCAGTTTTAGTTTCCTCTTCAACTGCTGTTTTATCAGTATCCGTCAAAGAACTTATATCATCTGGTGTTATATCATTAGCTAGGTCCACAATAGTGGAAACATCTGGATCTTTTTCAACAGCAGCAGTCTCAGCTTTACTTTTACGCCAAGAAGATGCATCAGCAAGCTTAGCTTCAAGAGCATCTCGTTGTTCTAATAAAGGCTTAAGTGAAAGTCTAAGAGCATCAGGCATATCTGAAAGAGATTCTACTTTTGAGTCAATGATATCTTGATTGGTTTTTAAATCTTTCCTAACATCATCTTCCCATTCAGTGATAGATTGTTCAGGGTCTATGCTAGCTTTAAGAGTTTCTAAATCTGATATAGCTTGACTCAAAATCTCAGGGCTGGCATTTACTTCTGTTAAAAGATTAACCTTGTCTTGTGCTGCAGTTAATAAGTTCAAATTATCTGCATCAAACTCTGATTGTTCTTCAGCAAGAACACTTTTAGTTTCATCTGCATCATACACTGTGGGGAAAAGAGCTTCCTCCAGTACCATAGATCCAAGACCTATAGGTGTTAATGCCCTAGGAATTTTAGAAGCTTTCCATGCAGCTTTACCAAACTTAGCAAGCTGTTTGTAATCAGTTGGTTTAACCTTGTTACCCATATCATCTACAGCAGCCTTTGGAAAAGTAGTCCTTGGGTTACCATTCTTATCTACAGAAGGTATAGTATTTTTTGGTTTAGCAGTGTTGTCTAAGTCTAATGCTTGTTGAGCTGGAACTGGTTGAACTGGTGGGACAACTTTAGGTGCTAGGTTTGGTTTCCTACCTCTACCATCAAAGTTAAGTTTACCTTGGTTTGGATCAGGAACAGGCCTAGGTATGTTAGTGCCTGAGAATTTAGGCATATTTTTATTAACAGCCATTACTTACCTCCGAATCCTTTGACACCCGTTAGCTGATCTATAGCTGACTGAGGTGTGGCATTAGCGCCTTTACCGCCAGCAGGTGCTCTATAAGCTGGGTTCTGTGTGGGAGATCCAATCATAGAACCATTACCAGACACAACAGGTTGTCCGTTACCGTCAAGAAAAGTACCCATAGGTATAGTAGGGTTTTGCAGATGAGGGTTTATATCTATTACTAATTTACCATTCCGATCAAAATGATAGTTTTCTCCACTCCTTTTATCTAAGTTGAGTTGAGTCTGCTGAAGTATATTATCCATATTACTTTGCTTGCTAGGGTAAGCTACAGCGGCTGGCTCTTTGACTGCTGGTTGGTAACCTAAAGCACTCATAAGACCTTGGTCTACAGTTCCCTGAGGTTGGTAACCTAAAGCACTCATAAGACCTTGGTCTACAGTTCCCTGAGGTGGTGTCATGTTAAGCTGACTTGCTTGTTGACGGTTTGGTGTGGCAAGTACATCCGCTAACCTACGCTTCATCTCGCTTACCCCATCCCCTCTTCCCATTTGATTTGGTAAGTTGATTTGACCCTGTTGCATACGCTTAGCATCTTGGAACATCTGAGCTTTAGTTATTTCATCTTTATATAATGGATTGTCCATGATTTCATTAGGCCCTATGTACTCACCGATCTTATCGACAGGTTCACGACCTACAATAACACCATCCTTAGACATAAGTTTTGGATCATTTAAACGACTAGTATTAACTCTGCCAGAACTTGTTTCTTCTTGACCAATTCGTTCATTACGTTTCCTTAAAAAGGAATCAACCTGTGCTTGTGTTGCCATTTCATTCTCCGATTTAGGTACAGCAGCCCCTTGTTCGGGTACTGGAATTTCTTGTGTTTTTATTGATGGTACTTTGTCTTTTGGCATTTCACCAGTAGATAGCATCTCATCCATAAATCCTTGTACAGAATCTACAGTTGAGTCTACAGTTCGATCTACTTTACGTAATACTTTATTACCAAAAGCTAAGCCATCGTCCACTATATCAGATATGAATCCAGAATCTTCTGGCCTATCTGATGGGTTCTCTATGTAATGTTGTTCTTTAAGACTATTGTGTATGTCCTCAAAGTAAGATTGAAGTCCGGGGTTTTTAATGTCTACAGAGTTTCCTTTAGAGTCTTCTCCTCGAGAAGCAAAGTACTCATCATTTCTTAAAAGCTCATCTGCAGCTTCATTCCAGTTCCCAGAATTAAGATTGTTAACCCACTTGTAAGGATCACCTGCTTTGTTACCGTACTTGTCATCCTTAGGATACGTCAAGTCTCCACGGTAAGCAGCATGTATGATAGATTTCTGTATCTCAGGAGTGTAGTATTCAAGTCCGGGAACAAGACGTTTAGCCTTATTCTCATGGTCTGTCATAGATCTGAAAGGTGTTTCATCTGCAACATACTCACCTGTAAGGCCAACACCTGTAGTCAAGTACCCTGAACCGTCTAGATAAAAGTTAGGGTTGTATCCTTCACGACCAGCTAAGTCTGATAACATTTCTTTGTAGCTTTCTGGCATATTTGGGTATGCTTTTAAAGCTGCTGCAGATGCTTTAGACTTACCTTTAGTGGATCCACTTTGATTTAAAACTGGTATCTTATTAGCAGATTCCATAGTATCAAGTGCTAGCTTGTTACGAGACCAAGTGTCATTAGTAGCCTTTACTGTACCTGCAGGTTTGAATAATTTATCAAGCCTAGTTTGAAGATCTTTAATTTGTGTAGCAGTTGCCATTGTATACTCCTTACTTTCCTGAGTTAGCGGCTAACATCATTCCACCAAGTACCAGTGGAGCAAACGGACCTGCTGCCAGCGCCATTGGAGCTGCTGCTGCTGCACCTGTACCTGCTGCTGCACCTGTCAATGCGGAGGCTGCTGCTGCTTCTGCGGCTGCTGCTGCAGCTACCTCTGCTGCTATTGCAGCTTCAGCGCCTCCTGCTGCCATGCCTCCAAAAGCTGCTGGACTTGCACCCATAAGAGCTGTTGTACCCTGTGCTGCTGTATTTGCTGCTGCTGCTTGTTGAGCTGCCATAGCCCCTTCAGCACCGCCAAACATACCTGACGGTGAAACAGCTGTACCCATAGTGTTGGATAGCTCACTGACAGGTATGGTTGATGGTGATGCTGGTGACTTAGTTAAAGCACTCCATGCATCCTTACCGCTGTCAACCAAATAGTTACCTGCACTTTTTGCCATATCTGAACCTATAGCTTTTTCTGCTACAGCTGGACCAACCGTTTCCATAAGTCCGGGTTTATCATGCATAGCTACGTTAGGGGTAGGAAGCCCTTGAATCTGAGGAGCCTTACCTCGCTGCTGTTGTTGTGTCATCTGAGGGGCAAAGGGATTAAATCCAGCCATTACTTACCTCCAGTTTTAGTAGTTGTTTGTTCCTTAGGTGCAATGCCAGAGAACAAACCAATCTGTTGTGCAAGAGCTGTGTATGGTGCGTCCGCCTCAGCCTGTTTCTGTGCCTGTTGTGCCTGACCAATCATACCCATTGTCTGTGCACCTTGACCCTGAACACCCAGAGCAGCATTAAGGTTAGCCATTTGATTCTGCTGAGCTTGTTGATCAATACCAGCAAATGAAGCAGCTAGGTTATTCTCAATACCACTTTGATTCAAAGACTGACGAGCGCCACCAAGACCACCACGTTGTCCAGCCATACCTTGAGAAGTCCCTAAAGCACCTTTTGCATCTAATAGGGATTGTGCCCTCATACCTGAGAGATCCACAGGTTGGTTGGCAATGTCCATCATGTTGGTGGCAATACCTGTCTGGTTATTAGCTGCTGCTAATCCAGCTTTCTGTGCATCTAGTCCTGTTTGGGTAAACCCTGCGACTTGACCTAGCTGACCAGAGTCATACATACCCTTGGCATCTGCCATCATACCACTGATCTGTGGCTTGTACTCTGTGGCAAAGCCAGAGGTAGTCGTCTGAGTTGATGGGCCACCACCACCACATTGTGCAATATCTTCTTCAGCATGGTAGGTGATATCACCATGAGAAAGTACTTCTCCTGTAGACATGTCAAATGTCATGCCATCATAAATCTTTACTAGTTTAGACATCAAAGGTCTCCTTTAAACTCTTTCTCATTGTTGTGTATCGTTCTTTCCAACCAGCTTTCTCAAGTGGTTTTAGTAGGCCTCTTCGACCTGTAAATTCTAAACAGTCAATCTGAGGGAACTTACTCATTTGTGTAGCAAACTCAGTGGTCCATTCTGTCATCTTATCATTGGTCTTACCGCCAAGAGTTATTATGTGGAGTGACACAAAGTTGTTGTACTGTATTAGTCTTGTAGTTCCAATCGCAACAAACTCACCATCATCAAAGACCTCCCATACATGGAAGTTCTGAGGATCTGATACAGCTCCTTGGATTATCTGTTGTGTAGTCCATTCACCTGAGCTGTGCACTAATGCAGACTCTATGTATGGTTTTAGGAAATGATACTTTAATAGTATATCTTCACCCACTACTTGTGTGATTTCGATTGACATGTTTAGTTAGTCCTTTAAATGTTTATGGATGATAAGTTTCTAAGGCTGTAATTCTATTAGCAAGAGAAACCAAGTCCACTTCTATACCACCTGAGTTAGGGTCAGCAATAGATATAAATCCATTACCACCATCACCCCCTCCAACAGAGCTAGCATATCCAGTTACTGGGTTTTGTTGTCCACCTTGAAGGAAAGTATATGGGATTATACCACCTGCAGCACCAGCCCCTCCAGTTCCTACAAATGCTTTAACACTTTGAGTTCCAGTGGGTATTGTAAATTGTTGACTTATAGTAGCACCTGCTGGTGCAACACTACCTGCTGACCTCATATTTATTTGGTTGAAGTAGATATTACCACCACCACCACCCCCGCCACCACCTTTGGAACCATTACCAGCATCTGGAAGAGCACTTTGGCTATTTTGAACAGGTCCACCAGCTCCAGCTGAGCCAGATTGTGATGATGCCTGACCATTAGGCCCTGCAGTACCCGTAGGACCTGCTACCCAAGAGGTGGCAGTACCTCCTGCAGCTTCAAATCTAGAGGTGCCACCGATATTTAATAAACTACCAGTTACGCTGCCACTTACAACAGGGCCACTGTAGAATTCAATCCAAGAACTTGTACCTGAACTGCCAACCCTTTGCCCTGTGGTTGCGCCATAGGCAGCTAGTATCATAGTATTCTGAGCACCTGCACCACCACCTACTATTGTCACAGATATGACAGTCGTAGCAGGGGCTATACTAGTTGCATAAAATCCAGGGTTTGGTAATTCTAGAGCAGTACCTGCAGAGCCTGTATAAATCCTAACATTGTTCAGTGCCATAATACCTGAACTATCTGCGTAAATGCCACTTGTTCCAGATGATATATTGAAACCTGATATTGAATTATTATTGGCATCTAGTGACTTACCATAGAAAGAACCAGCTGATGTATCTGCTAATGAAGTCTTTCCAAATATAAGACCAGAGGTGCTTCCTGTAAACGCTATGTTTTCTGCTATAGTAATCTTATTAGCGGTTACAGCACCTGCTGCTATCGTATCGGAAGTAATTGCACCTGCAGCTATCTGAGTTGCAGTTATTGAGTTAGCCTGTATCTTATCTGCAGTAACCGTACCTGAAACTACAAGGGAACCATCAATAGTTTCACCAGCAGACACCCAAGTGTTAACTCCAGATACCTGTGTAAACTTACCTGATAACACAGCATCATCATACTTGATAACACATACAGTGCCATAGCCTAGTTCCATTTGATTAGAGTAAGGTCTGCCTGTGAAAGACTGTGCTGCAATAATGACATCAGCAATCCAAACAGAGTCATTAAGTGTTGGTGCATTAGAACCCACCTTAACATAACGTATCAGAGGTACACCTTGTTCCATAGGTTTAACTGGGTATATCTCCCAAGGACCCACCTTACCATCAATAGTAAATCGATCAGCAAGCCAAGTTGTATTTGTTGTTGCACCTCCAAGTACCCAAGTAATACCTTCAACAGGTTTACTGGGTGTACCCATGTCTGCACGAAGTCCTGTGTCTTCTGAGTAGTATCTTGTCATAGCAGATGGTGAAGATGTTATGTCAAACCATTCGTAGTCTGTGGGGTCTGTTGTTGCAGTTATACTGCCCCACCATAGACCTCTCCAAGCCTTAAGGGATCCACTGGGATTCAATGGGTCAGTGCTGAAGTTGGTCACTTGGTTCTGAGCAGTAGGTGGGTTAGTTGTGACAGCATCTGCATACCTAACATGTAGGATTGAAGTATCTATTGCCCATACACCATTTGAGAATAACCACAAGTTATTTGTAGTTGCATTATAATGTGTATCCCCTTCTGCGAAAGATCCCTCTACTGGGTCTACACTGGAGAGGTAGTTGCTTTCTTTACTGGAAGGTCTACGTTCTAAAGCCTTTAACCTTCTCTGTAATTCTGTTTCACTTATACTAGCCATATACTACCTCTTACCTTGACCCCTTAAACCAAACTGGAGGGTTGTTAACTTAGGGTTATTTGTTCCGTTCATTGTAACCCTTAAGTTCATGAACCTTCCTGACTCTCGTACGTTTACCTTGTGGTCACTTGCAGGATCAAAGGTTTTATCTTTAGAGTTAAAGCTTGTGTTTAAGTTAGACTCTGTCATCTTAGTGCTGGAACCTACAAGAGAAATCTTAAATGACCCTTTAGATTCTGGGTACATTGTTGCAATGTCTTTGTAGATACTTGTGTTTTCCATAGAGTCTTCAATTCTTGTAAAGAACCCTGAAGTTATTAACACAGTATTAGACAAAGAATATATACCTGATGTACCCTTAGCTGCATAGATTTGTAAAGAACCATTCAACTCTGCTTCCCACATATCTGAGATGTCAGGAAGGGTTCGTATGTGTACCTTCTGGTCACTGTAGTTAAATACAAAGGCTTTGTTACAACCAAACCCTGTAGTACCTGTCTCTCTGAAACAGAACCACACTTCTTTATCTCTGGTCTGCTGGAATACAAAGGACCTTTCTTTATCTGAAGAGCTTACCAAGTTAAACATAGTTTCTTGGAATAAACCTTTTGCAATGTCTTGTCTTGAAGACTGACCATCGTGAAGGTACACCCCGTAGTTACCTATGACCAAGTGTTGTGAGTCACCTATGTTTGCAAAGCATCTTGTTGAGTACAACCCATCATCTTCAAAGATAGAATCAAACTGTAGTACAAAGGTATCACCTGTCTCTGATACTCTGACAACAGAGTCAGACTTGTAAGCAATAAAGAACTCACCTAGCTGACCACCATCAAGTATCCTTCCGGGGGTCTGTGTTAAGAATGCATCACCAGCTGTGTTCACAGTGGATGCTTGCCACGTTACCCCAGCTAATGAATCTAATGTTGTTATGTGAGAAGACCATGCGAAGTCCACAGGATATGATTCATCATCTGCAAGGGTGGCTGTATCCTTATCATCAAAGAAGCTCATAGCTACCAGACGGTTCTTATAAGGCCTCATTATACGTGAGTACTGTGTGCCAGCCATAGCTGTCCAGTTTGGTAAGTCAACTAAGTTACCTGCTGTTGTTGCATCTGCAGATATGTATTGTGGATTACCAGTTCCGGGATTACATATTAGTATCCCATTAAACACAAATAATTGTGGTGGGTACTGGTAGTCTATCTCAAAGTTAGCCCCTGCAGTTGCATTGGTTATCTCTGCATGAACAGATGTGCTGGTGTTATACACAAACACACGACCCTTAGTACCTGTGGTAGATGCTGTATCTTTTAATACGTAAGCAATGTTTAAGAATGAGGATCCTGCAGGGGTCCATTGGGTGACAGACATTACTTCACCAGCAGGATACCCTGAAGGTAAACCTATAGAGGCTACGAAGTCGTTGACTCCCTGCACTGAGCCATCCTTAACCCTAATGTTGAGGCAGTCATTCCAAGCTCCTTGTGGGAGAGCATGTGCAGGTACATCTGTGATTAGACCCACAGCTGAGAAATCAATCTCTGGCGTTATTTGAAATGGCATATATGTGCCTCCTTAGTTCTTAACTAAAACTATATCAAAGTTAGCAGACACACTGGTATTGTTAGTCCCAGCCTCCAGTATCAAGAAGTCAATGTCAGTCTTCTCTTCCATGACAAGTGGTACACTAAAGTCTCTTACATAAATACCTTGCAACTCGCCAACATGCTTAACTCTCCATGCACCCTCATTGGTGCTCGCACGTATTCTAAAACGTGCTTCTTTATTAGAATCAACTGTCAACTCTATGGTACGTATATAGGCTGTGTGACCTGCTGGTACAGAGTAGATAGCCATTAATGACTGGGATACGTCAGGGTCTATCTGAGCAACTATAGTTCCTGCTGCAGAAGCTGTACGTACTGTGATGACACCGATGTTGTTATCGTTAGTGTCTGTATAGAGAACCCTGAAGACCCTCTTGAATAGGGCTGTAGTCACGTAGGTTGCAGCACCAGTGCTGGTAATGTCTTCTGACACTACCTTCCAGTTCTCATCTAAACCTTCAACAGTGACTGTACCTACGTCTCCTGCATTGGTTACAACCACGTATAGTACTTGCGCTGTATCCAGTGCACTCCAAGGGTACTCACCTCCAGCAGACCAGATAGTCTCCGGGTCTGTTGATGTGTCAATATCTAAGTTTACCCCGAACTTATGGTTAACTGTTGCATCATCATAGCACCCACGAGCAATGTCAAAGTACACATCACCAGTACGTCTATCTTTGTTTAAGTTGATCAGTGATTGACCCATGTATTTCTCCTGTTATTTTCTTGATACTATCTCTTAAGCTTTCTTACAGCCCCTACAAATCTTGGAGCCTTTGGATACATCATACGAGCTGCATATTGTACATCTCATGTGGAACGTATCATGATGGCTACACCTGCCACAAGGGCGGCTATGAGTAGTCTTACAAACCACTCGTTTGCTCCACTGGATTTACTTACAACGGCTAGTTTAACAGAGTGCTCATCAATAGCTTGACTATGTTTATTTAAACGATTATCTTGTGTGTTGTTGTGGAAGAGAAGACCATCAATCTTTGTGTCTATCTCTACGAGTTTTACCATAGCTTCTGCTAATCTATCTAACTTAGCTTCAAGCCTATCAAACCTTGCATCCTGATCCATTTTATAAATATCCTTATATTAAGGTTACTTAGGCCTTAAGCTGCCAAGCTTCCCTGATACTAACTTTGTAAGAAGTCCACGCATACCAAACTTGACCACGTAAACACCTATTACTAAATACTGATACCACTCGGGCATTACTGCAAATGATTCAAAGGCTGCTGTTACTTCTGCTTGGTATCCTAAGAATGATGCTGCAATAGGGACTAGCAATAAGGCAATCATTACTTCATCGAGCAATGACTTGTCCATCTGTTGCATAGCCACTAAGTCTAAATTAAAGTCTTGTGTCTGACCATTGTCTGCCAGCTTGTGTGCTGCCTTAGCACCTGCGACCTTAACGTCTGCATCTGCTTCAATACTTATAATAGCTGCTGCTGACTTAGCTTTGGCTACTTGATTCTTACCTTCAAGGTAGGTAGTACCTAAACTTGCAATTGGATTTAAAAAGCTTAACCATCCCATAACTAATCCCTCAACTCAAAGTGGGGCATGTCTTGCCATGACTTCCATAAGCCACCCCACTTAAGCTCATGACCTAGCTGTGCTGATGCTTGTAGCATTGCTGTAGCTATGAGAGCTAAATGTAGTTTATCCCATGAAGCTTTACCATCTACGTAAGCGTACACATCGAGTGCTTTTCCTGATTGGTGATATGACTTGTTGCTGACTCCATCTGCTTTTGAGACACCATCTGCAAACAACTTTGCTTGATCTGCTTCGGAGCGCAAGCCACCAGAAGAAGGGATACCAAAGTCAATGTTAGATAGTTTAATTGCAAGTTCTGCAATATCAATAAGTCTGCCATCAATACCTGCCATATTGTTAATACTGTTTTTACCTAGTTTAAAGCTCATGTTATAAGTTACCTTTTATGTAAATTAGTAAGCCAACAAATGCTCCTAAGAAAAGGACAGTTAATAGTGTTACTAGAAAACCTGTCTCTACATTACTCTTTATCTTCTTGGCTCTTACTCTTTGTCTTGCCGCTTCTGCTTTCTGCTTCTTAAAAAACTCATCTCTGAATTGGCAATACTTATAGTATCCTTGAATAGATTGTTTGTTTAGCATCCACTCTAGTTCTTTTTCCTGACGTTCTATTGCTTGCTTTGCTTGGTAAGCACCTAGTACATCACCAGTACCAATAGCAGCTTTCTGCTGTATAGATTGACTTGCACCGAAGTACTTTGTAAGTGCTGACCCAGCATCTGCTATCTCTTTACCATTGGCAAGAGTTTGTTTAATAACTTGAAAAGCTGCATTGGCAATTGCTAGTTCTGCTAACATATCCATAACCTCCTAGTGTACTCTACGGGAATCCCGTATGGCTCCCGAGAAGGTTGCACTACGAGGTACTCTGCGTTTACTGTGTGAGTTTGGGGTTCAATAAGAGGTCTATGACCTGCAGGGAATACATCGGGTGACACATGAATTGGATAGAGTTCTAACGGACTAGACCACATTAGATACTCACCATGCTCTTGACACAGAAGGCTGTGATAGTCTTTTCAGCCCCTAACTTAACCACTGCATACCCAACCATAGGGCTTACTACAGGCTCGTATCCTCCTATCTTACCTACACGCACTAATTCTTTCCTACAATCATCAAGTGTTTTGTAAGAAGACATTATCGTAGGTACTTGAGGCTGACCATTGGCTAACATTACTGCAAGTATAATAGCGTACATTAACACTTCTCCTTATCAGCCCAGTATGCTGCACTCAATTTACCCTTAGCAATGTTCTTACCATGCCTAGCCTTGAAGGACTTACGCTTAGGCTTGTTGTAGCCAGAGAAGGTTTCACCCCTGTACTCTATGCTCATACAATTGCTGCCCTAGCTGCCGCCCTTGATGCAGTTACAGAGTCTGGTACAGCCACGCCTGTTTCTTGAAACCTGACGATATACCAATCTGTTTCTACTAGATGTTGCTTTGCATCTACACTAGCTTGGGCTACTGTATCGACTTCTACACCATCAATAAATGTTTCAATCTCTGCTATTTGAGCATCAGTTAAATCTGTGTCCACATTATTGTACTGGTACTTATTAAGTCCATCATTGCTGCTATAGCTCAGTGCGTCATAAGCAAAGCTAAACTCAGGCTTAACGCTTGAAGTTAATTCCTCTGAACCCCTGCGAAGGTGGGACAGATTAAAGTCATAAACTAGACCTTTCATATTTAAATTCCTACTGTAGTTGTTTGGTTTTGATAAGATGATGTATCAATCCAAGTATTAGTGGTTGTGGTGACATAATTGTAAACCCCCACATAATAAGACCTAATCCACCTATCATAGTCTGTAGAGTGTTCACCCGCCCTTCTGTACTGCGTATTACCAAGAGTTACAGTCGTTGCGCTTCCGTAACTTGTACCACCAATTCTCATGGTTCCCCCCGAAAGGTTGCGGCCTGTTGACCAGTATGTTCCCCCCCAAGATGGAGCAGATTGGTATTGGTAAACCCACGCAGATGAACTACTAGATTGGTTGTAACCAGAAGTTACCCAAACAGAAACAGTCACCTGATTACTCTTTCCGTGGAAGTGCGAGAAGTTAAACGTACCACTAGATGGAAGTCCTGATACCCCTAGACCAACCAAGGGGTAATACTCAGACATTGAATGTGGAGCAGAGCCACCAAACTCAGTGGCGATTGCAGAGAAGCTTAAAGCCCCTGAACTAGGTAAAGCCATATTACTCTCCTACCATGTCCATTAGAGTTTCAATCTGAGTCTGTTGCTCTTTGATTGCTTCAATGAGAAGTCCAACCACGTTGCCGTAAGCTACAGACTTCATGCCATCTTCATTATCAAACACAGCTTCTGGTAAAACTTTCTCTAACTCCTGTGCAATGACACCTGTACCACGCTCTGCATTCATATCAAAGGTGACACCACGGACATTAAGGACTTTACTTAGCGCATCAGGGATTGCTTCAACTCTGCTCTTGAGGCGTTCATCTGAGTAAGCTGTTACGTTACCAGAGGCAGTCATAGAACCTGTTACAGATACACCTGCGGATGTGGTGGCTAGTTTGGCTGCGTTGTTATGAAATAGATTTACTGCACCATCTTGTACAGCCGTCAACATATTTTCAGTGCTGGCAGCATTATTAATGTGAACTGTGCTGGCAGATAACACTAAATGCCCTGTACCACTATCTTTGATACGGCTATGACTACCATCGTGGTAAATTGTTAAATCGTCACTAGCACCCCACCTACTTTCTACACTATCCCCATGATGGGTGATGCCCGTCATAGTACCGCCAGCTTTGGGTAGAAGTAATGATGTGTCCACAGTTGCCCAAGTCAAACCACCATCGTTGCCAGACTGTTTCTGTAGGTACTGACCATTAGTGCCAGCATTTGAGATATACAAGTTGTCTTCATCAACTGACTGTGAACTCATGTGAGCAAGGTCAATGGCTCCATCTGCAATGTGTTCAGAGTTAATTGAATCATCTTCAATCTTACTTCCGTCTACTTGGTCTGCACCAATCATAGCCCTGTCAATGGAGCCGTTAGGCATACCAATGTCGCCCGTAAATGTAGGGGAAGCAATGGGTGCTTTTAAGCCAATGGCAGCAGTAGTGGTAGCCGCATAGTTAGCATCGTCACCAAGTGCAGCTGCTAGTTCATTTAATGTGTTTAGTGCTGCTGGAGAAGAATCAACAAGGTTAGATACTGCGGTGTTTACATAAGACTCTGTAGTCTTACCATCTAGTGCTGATTGTAATCCAGTGACCACTGAGATAGCATGATTGGCAGGGTGAGTATAAGCAGTATCAGTAAACAAAGCACCCGAGGGTACATTGGTTAACACCTGACTGTCATCCACCTTAGCATCTAGTGCTGCCTGTAAACCAGTGACCACCGATATAGCGTGGTTGGCTGGGTGTGTGTAGTTAGTAGCGTTAGTTTCGATAGTGTCTAACTTAGCACCATCTACTGATACATCTCGTCCATCTACATTACCAGTTACCGCCACTGTCCTAAAGGTCTGTGTGGCTGTGTATGTTTGTTCTACATCTAGCTTAGCTGTTTCAGCATCATAAGCCTGTACTGATGTCCCAATGCTGACTGCTGACAGTGCCGTGCGTCGGGCTTCTATTGCGTCCCTCGACTTACTCATATACTTCTCCTGTTAAACTATAGCTGCCCTAGCGGATGCTCTGGCTGTGGTCATGGGTTATTCTCTAGTGCTGAGGCAGCTACATGAGCAGCATAAGCAGCCACCACAGCATCGGTATGCACTGCTGCACAGATTGCTTGGACTTCTGTAGACTCTGCTGAGTAGTCATCTCCTGCGTTTACAAGATGTCTGTGGAATCCACTAGATAGCTCCACACCATCTTCTAGTACCTTAGTGCAAGTGCGCACCTGTACTGCACGATACTCGCCTACCACTTCAATCTTGTCTTGTGTAATTACTTTAGTTAATGCCATTCGTTATTCTCCTATGTTGTTTGGTAAGTCAAGTTAAAAAGAATTTGAGCACCGTTATATAAGCTACTTGCACCTGCCCACAACCACGCAGAATTATCCTCAGACCTATAAAATCTTAAACCACTGCCACTAAGATAAGTAGAAAAATTGTATGTACTACCCCCAGCTACGTTCACAAGGTAGTTCATACATGTACCAATACCATTTGACGAAGGCTTTTGGACGTAGGGTAATCCATTTATAGTTACATCCCCTGTAGCAGTTGCTGTACAAACAAGGTGTCCCGTCACATAAACTACGCGGCCTATTTTTGTATAAGTCGTATTTGAAATAGTAGCGGCTACATTAGTTGCTGTGGCTGTCCAAGTACCCTCTTCATAATCGTCAAGCGTATTGGCTGCTGCGTAGGTCTGACCATTGCCAAGTGTTACACCGCCACCAATGATTGCATGACCAGCACTGTCTATGCGCATACGCTCAAGATTAGTAGTGCCAAATAAAAGACTTGTGCCTCGTTCATTCCACACAATTGCATTTCGGTCATCGTCACCTCCAGATAACCCTGCGTCAAATGCGTTACCAATTTGTAAACCTTTAGTGGTGTAGTAACCACCAGCACCACTTGGGTCATCATACATATTAAACTGAGCATTGCCGTTTGTTTCGAGACGCTGTGTGGGCGAACTATTGTTAATGCCCACGTTGCCTGTAAACACAGGGCTAGCTACTGGAGACTTTAAAGCCAGATCACCTTGCAGCCCTGTGTAGTCCGAGTTTTCTCTTGCCTTGGTCATGGGCTATTCTCCTACTGGCATCAGTGCCTTTAGTGCATCTGCATCACTAGCTGCATCCATAGACACTTGCAATGCTGCATCGTTAGTACGGATGGTTGCACGGGCTGCTTCTGCTGATTCACTCTCCGCAGGAATGGTTGCTTTAATGTCTAGTGGTGCAAAGGCTGCGTTTCGTGCTGCTCGTCTTGCATCATGTGCAATGACTTTGGCTTTTGTCATGTCTACTGTAATCATGCTAGTGTCTCCAATTTATTAATTAAGTCTTGCTCAGTAGGCATGACTGCTGGTCGTGCTAATGTGCTTTGTCTGCCCGTTGTGATACCGTGACTTGTTACAGCCGTAGGTGCTTCATCTGTTTCATAGACTTCAATAGAGAAGATGTGAGGCAAAGGCGAGTCATTATGAATTATGCTAACTGACCCATGAAGAGTGTCCGTTGGTGACAGGGCTTTAAGTTTAAAGTCTGTGCCATGCCCTAACGATGTAATGCAGTTGTCGTTGCATTCTTCTCCCGTTATGCCAGTGCAATTAATCATTACTTCATGTGTAACTATCATTATTTAATCTCATTTACAAAGAATTGTACGTTTTCATTACCATTAGCAAGCATTAGTGATGTACCACCAGCCACTTTCCATTGTAGTTTTATAGTGTGTGACCCTGCTGATAATGCTACGCTCTGCACATGAGGTGAACAAAGACTCCATGCAGAGGTAGAAGAACCTTGATCTTGTATTACTCCAAGATTCCCCATTTGAAGTGCGCCATCAATAGTGAAGTTAAAAGAAGTATCATAATTAACATTGTTGTTTCTCATTGAAAAGCAAGCACCAATATAAATTGGATTAGCACCTGTGGTAATCGTAATAGAAGCACCTGTCACATCAACGAATGAAGTGCTTGTGTTTGAAATATTTCCACTACTTAAAACTACCTTGCCAACTGATGGGGGTGTAGTATCAAAGTCGTCATCACCTCGTATTACTGTAGCCATTAGTCACCCACTCCATCCGTCAACGTAGCCTCGTCCACTGCCCAAGCGTTTCTGAATGTGCGGTCTGAGGGTACTACATCGTCAGCGACAATCTTAAACTTCAATCCCGTTGGTACGTCTTTTAAAGCAGTCTGTGCGTCAGTTAAGGAACAGTTAGCTGCGGGGGTTATTACGCAAACATTTCCGTCTGCTTCTTGGTATATGATTTTCATTTGTTTGTTCCTTTGTTTGTTCCTTAGTTTCCGAACACTACGCCCGTTATAATGTCTGTATCGTTGAACGCATGAGTGTGAGCACGAATAGCATTGATTCTAAAATAAGAAGTAGTATGATGTGATGTTTGGTAATGTGAATCCCAATTATAATAAGAACCACTTGATAAAGGACTATAAGTAGAATTAGCCATAGCTGTGGTAAAGTTCACAGTATACTGCCCAACTCCATTATCTGTAATTGAACTGACATTGTAAGAATCATTAATAGCTAATGTATCTAGCCCTCTGAATTTAACCCAAGCCTTTGCCATACGCTGGTCTAACGCTGGTATTGAGGGCTGAGTCGTTGTGGTTCCGTCTGAGTGCAGGAGGGTGTTTGCTTTGATTGTACTCATTATGATTGCCCTCCCATGATTATTACACCAGCATAACTACGATCTTCGGCAGTGTTATTCTGGTCAACTAGCACTACTGTACAAGACCCTGTAGCCCTAGCAGTCAATTTAGCTGAGTTAGTATCTGTTGAACCTGCTGCCACATAATTACTATTAGCCATTGTTACTGTAAAGTTCATTGTATAATTACCAGTACTATTATCAGTAATACTACTCACATTCTCACTGTCCCTAATAGCCACTGTACCTGTGCCATTAAAGTTAACCCAAGCCGTAGGTATTAGCTGCTGGCTTTTAACAGTAGGAATGCCACCCGTGACGTTTGTTAGATCGTTGCACTTAACTGTACTCATAAGACCACCCACGTACTTCCAGAGGCTACTGTAATTACCCTACCTGCTGCCACAGTAATTGGCCCCACGGACGATCCGTTCTCGTTGCCAGTAAAGGTTATGTTTTCATCAATGACTTTGGCGTTAGTGCGTATCACGCTACTAGTACCCAAGCTAGGCCCACCCTCTGCTGCTCCAATCGCTTTGAATCGTGCATCGGAGGCTGTCTTTGTGTAGTTGAGTGTATCAACCTCAGACTTAGTGTAATGATCTGCCACAGTAAACGTCTTGAGTGAGATCACAGTCACTTCATCATTCAATAGCAGTGCTACTGTGAACGTGACACTGTTGCCGTTGGTGGCTGTGAAGTCTGTAGTGTCAGTTAGTAATACGCCATTGACGTAGACTTCAATGAATCCCACTGTGTAGCTAAGACCTGTCTTCTCTGTCTGTCCTGCTGTTGCTAAGAAGGAAACCTTTTCCTGCGCTTTTAAACTTAGCTTTGCGCTTCTGCCTAAGTAGCTCATCCTGCGATCTCCTGTGCAATAGTGACACTGCCATTCAAGACATTATCTCTATTCATTTGAACAGTCCCATTATCAATTTTCATTTCAACTGTGTAAGTAGTTGCAGACGTAGTGTTTGGACTGTCTAAGTATGTAATAAATAATGGCAATGAAGTGTAGTCATCAACACGATTAAAACCATAACGGCCTAATTCCCTGACTACAGTAGAACCTCTTTTGATTCTTACATGAATATTTTCGTGGTTAGTTGATTGCCCAACAACAGCCCCACCGCAATTAAAAGTAACTAATACTTTACTGGATGAAGATTGAGGTGTAATCGTTACTGTCATATCTGCTATTGCTACATAAGAGCCACTTGCGTTTGTATACGATGGAGAGTTCACCGCATTTTGAACGACCTGAATAACCGCACCCGTAGCTGCCTTGATGTTATCAATGCCCGTTGCCCCTGTAATAGTTGTAGTCATAACTTACCCCTTTGGGTTAGCGGCTTTCACGGCTGTACGCAATGCTTGTA